TCACCGGGGGCCCAACTGCGCGGCCAGCCTACGGTCCCGTTCGGTTCCCCAGGCGACTGTGACGGCACCGTAGGGTCGGGGAGTGACTGCGACCATTGAGACCATTGAGACCATCGTGTTCGACGTCGGCGAGACGATCACTCGTGACGATCGCTACTGGGCGTCCTGGGCTGACTGGCTGAACGTTCCGAGACACACGCTCTCCGCGCTCGTCGGGGCCGTCGTCGCACAGGGGCAGGACAACTCCGAAGCCCTCCGGCTCGTGCGCCCAGGCATCGACGTCGCCGCCGAGTACCGGGCCCGGGACGCGGCCGGGCGCGGCGAGCAGCTGGACGAGGGCGACCTGTACGACGACGTGCGGCCGGCGCTGTCGGCATTGCGAGGCCAGGGTGTGCGGGTCGTCATCGCCGGCAACCAGACCGTCCGGGCCTCGGTGCTGCTGCGCGCCCTGGGCCTGCCGGCGGACCTGATCGTAACGTCAGGGGAGTGGGGCGTGGCCAAGCCGCAGGCGGCGTTCTTCCGGCGGGTGCTGGAGGTGGCGCAGGCGGCCCCGGACCGGACGGTGTACGTCGGCGACCACCCGGCGAACGACCTCTTCCCGGCTCGGGCGGCGGGCCTGCGGACTGCGCACCTGCGCCGCGGCCCGTGGGGGCACCTGTGGGCGGATGATCCGGACGTGGTGGCGGCCGCGGACTGGCGGGTCGACAGTCTCACGGACCTCACCCGGATCACTGGCAGGTGACCGAACGGCCCCATCAGCTGAAGCGGATGGGGCCGTTCGCGTACACGCAGTGTCTCGACGCGAGTACGGTTCGGAGTGGACGCACCGAACTGGAGCCAGTATGCCCGCAGAGACCAACGACGGCGGCGTGGGCCGGCGGATCGCCTACTACCGCAGTGTCGTACGCCCGAAGATGACACAGCAGCAGCTCGCGGATGCGGCGTGCGTAGCGCTGGGCACGATCCGCAAGATCGAGCGCGGGGAGCGCGGCGTCACCGACGACACGCTGGAAGCGATCGCCGGTGCTCTGGGCATCGACCCGTCCCGGCTTCGTACGGACCGCGGCACCGCTCAGACCCGGGTCCACGAGGCGCTGCCCGCGCTGTCCGCAGCGATCGCCACGTACGACCTGCCCGAAGAGGGGCCTGTGCGCCCTGTGCAGGAGCTACGCACCGCGGTCGCTGAGGCGACCCGGTGGCGACTGGCCGCCCAGTACACGCGCATTGCTTGTGAGCTCCCGGACCTGCTGGCCGAACTGGCGCGCGCCTACCACGCTGCCGTCGCAGACCGGGCTGAACTGGCCGGGCTACTCGTCAGGGCCTACCGCAGCGCGGACGCCGTCGCCTACAAGTTCGGCGCCCGTGACCTGTCCGCGCGGCTCGTCGACCTCATGCGGTGGGCCGCCCCCGAGGCGGACGACCCGCTGCTGACCGCGACCGTCGCGTACGTGCGGACCGAGACCTTCTTCGCCGCCCGCGCCCACAATGCTGGCCTGCGTGCTCTGCACCAGGCCCTCGACCTCGCGCCGGCCCCCACCACCCCGGGAGAGATCGCGGCGCGCGGAGCACTGCACATGCGGGCCGCGGTCGTCGCCGGCCGGGCCTGCGACGCATCGGCGGTGACCATCCACCTCGGCGAGGCGCAGGTCCTGGCTGACCGGGTGCCCGAAGGCGTGTACGGCGGTACGGCGTTCGGCCCGGACTCGGTACGCGTCCACGAAGTGTCCGTGGCAGTCAGCCTCGGCGGTGATCACGTCGGCCGGGCCCTCGACGTCGCCCGCGAATGGAAGCCCGGTAAGGACCTAACGGCGGAGCGCCGCAGCGGCTTCTACATCGAGCTCGCGCGTGCCCAGCTGTGGTCCGGGCTCGCCAGCGATGCTTTCGAGTCGCTGAAGGTCGCCCGCCACATCGCGCCCCAGCACACACGGGAGCACCCGTGGGTTCGCGAGGACGCGTCCACGCTACGCCGGCTGAAGCGGGCGGACTCCGAGAGTCTGACGAACTTCGCCGAATGGTGCTCCGCCACCTGAGCCGCTCCCAACTACCCCTAGCCGGGGTACTTGTTGTGCACGCCAGCCCCCACCATCTGTCTCACGCACAGAACGCCGAGCAGATGGGAGCGGGGGATGAACGACGCAATCCCACCCGCGCCCACGATGATCGAGGGCGGCGTGAGCATCGCCCGACTGCACGGTGAAGCCTGTTTCGACTGCGGAGCCGTCACCAAGACCCTGCGCGCGGCGGGCCACGTCGTGGTCCGCGGTGGCGCCCGCGTGTGGCAGATCGTCACATGCGGATGCAGGGCCAGAGCGGCCGTCGCGTGAGTAGCGCAGCGAGAAGACAGACCCCCGCGACCGTGCGACCGGCCCGGGGGCATGGCCAACGCTTCGAAGGAGCGTCGACATGAAGAACCGTACCGCCCCGGGCCGACAGCGCCCAGAGGGTGCCAAGATGACCATCCGGGTCTACACGGTGACCAGCGAGGGCGCGCAGACCCCGGCGCGCGCCACCGTGACCGTGCCCTACCGGCACAAGCCGGTGCCCATCCCGCTCAGCGTCGGCTATCCGCCATGCTGCTGCCCCATCCACCGTGTGGTGACCGAGGGCGCCCGGTGAACGACGTCCGGACGAAAGCGGAAAGCAGCACCCTCACCCGAGTCACCGTGCGCGCCGCAGCGAGCTGGTTCCTCGACCAGAAGACGCTACCGCGCCACGGCACCGTGCAGGGCTTCGAGAAGGACTTCCGCGCGACGCTGGGCGAGCTGCTCCCGCTCGTCGAGGAACTGGCCGCCGGCCAGCCCGACGACGACGTGCCCGCGAAGGTGGCTCTGGCCGCGCTCGCCGAGGCGCGCCACCGGCTCGGCGCAGCCGAGGCTCCGGGGCTCCAGGGCGAAGTGAAGCGGGTGAAGCTGCTCGCCGCGTCGGTGCTCGCCGCGTGCGATCACTACGACGTCCTGACCGGTCTGCGGATGTGCCTGCTCTGCGACAAGCCCCTTGAGGACGCCTGGGAGCCGTTCGAGCGCGGCGGGCCGGCCCAGCCCGGCCGAGTGCACATCACGTGCGCGGACACTGTCCGTCGCTGAGCCACACCCCGTCTGCCCCGGCGTAACGGGGCCCCATGGCGGCCGCTTCGGGATAGGGCCGCACCTACACGCCCGTCCTGCCGGAGGCTCCGCAAGACCTCTGGCAGGACGGGTTCCAAGACCTCAGCGAGGCCGACACTGATGGACTCTCCGTGGCCCTTACCGCCGCCGTTCATGTGGCGATGCGGTCGATGCACCATCCTGCTTGACCGGCTCATCAGGCGCTCGACGACGGAGCCGGGTTCCTCCCACGAGCAGATGACGCTCGCCCGGCACATCACGACTGACCACCCCGACGAGGTGCCGGAGACCCACGGCGCAGACTGCGCCCTGTGCACGCACTACGCCAAGCACGGTGACATCGATCTGTGGGCAGAGCACCGCGCCCGCAGCCTGTTCATGCCGCCCGGCGCGGCCAGCAGCTCGTAGCGCGCTGGCAGGGCTCGTCAGACTCCCGTCTCGCCGGTGGCATCGCAAATCCCGGCGTGACGGGCCCGCTCGCCCCGCCAGAGCTTCCACAAGCCTCCGGTGGGGCGGGCCCCCAGCGCCCGCGTCTTCGCCCCGTACCCCGGCGAAGGCGCGGGCCCTTCACCCACCGATGAAAGGACTACCGATGACGGTGGACATGCGGGACGCGTTCCCGCTCGCACCCGAGGGCGGGCGCATCCCTCACAGCACCGAGCCCCCGACCGGCCCGGACAGCCGGCCGTGGATTCTGCGCTTCGCCCGCACCCCGGACGCCTCTCAGGCGACCGTGCTGCCGCTCGCCGTATACGACCCGACCCTGCAGATGTCGGTCGGCCTGTTCGATGGGCCGCTGCCCTTCATGCAGACGCACAGCCCGACCGTTCCCGACGGCAATGTGAAGAATCCCCCGCCGCTCGACGAGGGCACGAAGGACTGATGCCCTGATGCCCGCCGTTCTCGTGATCGCGGCCCATGACGACTGGCCGACCGACCGCGTCATCAAGGCCCTCACCGACGGCGGTGCGGAGGTGTTCCGCATGGACACCAGCGAGTTCCCGCAGGACCTCACCCTCGCCGGGCGCATCGACGCCCGGCGAGGGTGGGCCGGCCAGCTCGCCACTCCCCACCGCACCGTCGACCTCGCCGACATCACCGCCGTCTACTACCGCGCCCCGAACCCCTTCGACCTGCCCGCCGGCATGTCGGAGCCCGAGAAACGCTTCGCCGCCGCCCAGGCTCGCGCCGGCCTCGGCGGCATCATCACCGCCCTCAACTGCCGATGGGTCAACCACCCCAGCATGATGTCCCGGGCCGAGTACAAGCCGCTCCAGCTCGCCACCGCGCGAGCCTGCGGGCTGGCCATCCCGCCCACTCTCCTCACCAACTGTTCCGACGCCGTCCGCCGGTTCGTCGACGACCTGCACGGCAACGTCATCTGCAAGCCTGTCGCCTCACCCGTGCTCATCGAGGACGACCAGCTGAAGACGGTCTACACCCACCGCGTCTCCGTGGCCGACATCGACGACTTGCGCGGCATCGAGACCACCGCCCATCTGTTCCAGGGCTGGGTCGACAAAGCGTACGAGGTACGCCTCACCGTGGTCGGGGACCGGCTCCTGGCCGCAGAGGTCCACGCCGGCAGCGACACCGCACACACCGACTGGCGCGCCGACTACGCCTCGCTGACCTACCGGACCACCGAAGTCCCTGACGACGTCGCCGCAGGCGTGCGAAGCTACATGCGCGACCTCGGCCTGCGCTTCGCCGCCCTCGACTTCATCGTCAGCCCCGACGGCGCGTGGACGTTCCTCGAGGCGAACCCGTGCGGGCAGTGGGACTGGATCGAGCACGCCACCGGCCTGCCCATCGCCCAGGCCATCGCCGACGAGCTTCAGGGAGTGCCCGCATGAGCGATTCCGTCCGCGAAGCGGCCCGCCCGCACCTGGCCGTGCTCACCCGCGAGCTCCAGCAGGCCGGCGCGATCCGCAGCTGGCCGTGGGCCACCGCCTTCGGTTCCGTGCCGCGCCACCTGTTCGTCCCGGCCTGGTACGAGCAGGAGACCAGCGACAGCGGTATCACCGTGTGGCGGCAGCGGCACGCCACCGACGAGGGCGGCCTCGCGGCCGTGTACCGGGACGTGACCCTCGTGACAGCCCTGGACCCGGCCACCGCCGAGCAGGTCGACGACACGGCGTGGACGGGCATCCCCACTTCGTCCAGCACCCTGCCCAGCCTCATGGCCGGGATGCTCGAGGACCTGGCGGTTGAGGACGGCCACCGCGTGCTGGAGATCGGCACGGGCACCGGCTACAACGCCGCGCTGCTCTGCGCCCGCCTCGGCGAGGCCGTCGTCCACTCCATGGACATCGACCAGGCGCTCGCCGACACCGCGCAGAAGCGTCTCGCCCGCCTCGGCTACGAGCCCCAGCTGCTCCCCGGGGACGGCACCCTCGGCTACCCGACCGGGGAGCCCTTCGACCGGATCATCGCCACCTGCTCAGTGCCCGCCATCCCCGCCGCGTGGGTCGAGCAGCTGCGGCCTGGTGGTGTCTTCGTGGGTGATGTGACCCTCGGAGTCGAAGGCGGCCTCGTGCAACTCTCCCGCGGCGCCGACGGCCGCCTCCGTGGCTTCTTCACCGCAAACGGCGGCCGCTTCATGCCCGCCCGCACCGACGCCAGCACCTACCCGGCCCCGCAGCGCCCCGACAGGGCACCCACGACCGGCCGCCGGCCAACCACGCTCACCGCCAGTGAGATCCGCGCGCACTACCCGCTGCGCCTCCTGCTCGCCTTCCAGCTGCCCGGCACCGAGGTCGTCTACAACGTCGACCAGGAGGGGACCGCGCTCCAGCTGCAGCGCGGTGACGGCTCATGGGCCCGGGTACCGCTCGCCGGGGAACACATGGGCACGGTGACGTACGGCGGCGACGATGGCTTGTGGAAGCAGGCTGAGGAAGCCTGGGAGTGGTGGACCGGCGCCGGGCGCCCGGAACAGGACCATTTCGGCTACGCCCAGGATCCGGACGGCAGTGCCTTCGCCTGGTACCTCCCCGACGGGACACGCTGGAACCTGATCAGCTGACCGTCTCCTGAGCGGCCCCGCTCGTCTGCTCTCCCCGTGGCGGACGGGCGGGGTCTTCCCATGTCCCGGGTCACTCGACGAGCTCGGACACTGGGATGCTGAGAATCGCAGCGATCCGTAACAGCTCGCCGTAGCGGGGATCAGCCGCACCCGACTCGATGCGCTGCAAGTTACTGCGGCTCAGGCCGGTGGCCGCGCAGAAGCCCTCCTGTGTGTAATGGGCGGCGGTCCGCAGGTCCGCGATGCGTTCCCCCAGCTCGCGGCGCCGGTCGATGATCCAGTCCGGGTGATCGCGAGGCACTCGACAAAGTTGTACGGTGCATGTTCAGATGTCAGCACCAGCCCTGGGGCTTTTGCTGACTGCCCGTCAGCTTCTGTCCGGCTGCCTTGATCGCCCGCCCCGCTCCGAGGTCCGCAAGCCTCGGGCGGGGCGGGCTCTTTGCTGGTCACGGCGTTCCAAAGACTAAGGCACTTCCACGGAAATGCCTTAGTCCTTGTATCTTCTTAGGCAGTCCGGCAGGGAGGGAAAATATGGCCGCACTCATTGAAGAGGTACTCGACCAGGCCGTCACTCGAACGGCGCGCGAGTACCTGCGAGTGTCCAAGGGGCGGGGGCGCGATGCGCGCAGTATCCGAGACCAGCACACCGAGAACGTGGACGCCGAGCGAGAGTACGGGCCGTGGACGTGGGGCGAGCCCTACAGGGACACCGGTTCGGCGTCGAAGTTTGCGAGGAAGATCCGCGACGACTTCGAGGTGATGCTCAGCGACCTGCGGAGCGGGGCATTCGGCAAGCCCGGTGACGTCCTCGTGCTGTGGGAGATCTCCCGCCTGTCACGAGAGACCGGTCGAGGCGTAGAGATCATCGACCTGTGCGAAGCCGGCGGCTACCTGATCCACGTCACCAGCCATGAGCGGCCGCCGTACAACCCGCGCAACTACAACGATAGACACGAGTTGATCTCTGGCATCGCTGATGCCGAGAAGGAAGCCCGCCGGCTTTCCGCCCGGACGCTGCGAGGCCTCAACTCCGCGGCCCGTGAAGGCCGTCCCCAGGGGCAGGTGCCCTTCGGGTACGCCCGCGCGTACGAAGTCATCGACGGCCGGCCTCGGCCCTCCGCCCAGTACCCGGACACGGACGAGGGGCCCTTGGTGGCCGAGCTGTTCGTCAGAGTGGCCGGCGTCGAGGACAACCAGTACGGGCTCGCTGACGGCGAGACCGTCCCGCTGCTGTACTCCAACAACGCTTCGGGCGGTGGCGGGTACCTGCCTGAGCCGATGTACGGCATCGCCATAGAGTGGGAAGAGCGCGGCATCGTCAGCCGGGACAAGACCGTGGACGGCGAGCTCATTCCCGGCATCCGGTTCAGTCCGCAGAATCTCCGCTCCATGCTGCTTCGCCCGGCCTACGCAGGCCTGCGCAAGCACAACGGGCAGATCGTGCCGCTGCGGTGGCCCGGTTGGACGCCGATCGTCTCCCGTGCGCTCTTCGACAGAGTGCAGGAGATCTTCTCCGACCCGAGCCGGCGGACTTACACCGGCGAGTACATCAAGCACGCGCTGACGATGACGCTCAAGTGCGACGTGTGCGGAGCGGGGATGGTGGTCATTACCCGCAGGAAGCAGGGTGCCAAAGACGCCGTCGGCTATCAGTGCGCGGCGAGGGGACACGTGTGGGTGTCGAAGGCGGAGGTGGACCGGATCATCATCGGCGAGGTGGATCGGTTCGACATAGAGACCGGTACCCGACTCCCGCCGCTGCCCGGCGTGATCCTGCACTACCTGGCCAGTCCCGACCACTACGCGGCGCTGCAGCACCGGCCCGAAGCCGGTCAGGAAGAGAAGGTCTTGCGGGCCGAGCTGAAGCGTCTGGGCGGTGAGCTGAAGCAACTGCAGGATGCGCCCCGGCCATCGACGGCGCTGGCCCGGATCGAGCGGACCAAGGACATCGAGGAGTACGAAACGAGCATTGCCGCGGCGGAGACGAAGCTGAAGAGGTACACCACACCCTTGCCGCTGGCTCATCTGCTCCCAGACGAGCCAGTCACGGACATCGTGGGCTGGTGGAAGGCGGCGGGCGTGGAGAAGCAGCGCGCCATCGCCGCGCTGCTTCTCACACCCGACTGGCTGGGCGAGGTGCGCTTCACACGCTCACCGGTCCAGAGGAATGCAGCCCCGGTCGCCGAGCGGATGGTCTGGCGGCGGAACCCGTAGCCGTGGCCTACCCGCCGGGGCAGGTGCTCGTCTGCTGGACCTGCCCCGTGTCCGCGCTGAGGCAGGCTGCGGAAGAGCTGGGTGTGCCCAAGGGCGGTGACTCCATCGGCGCCGATGGGTCGTCGGGTACAGGCGACAGCGGTGGACTCTCGGGTGGTGAGCTCGCACCACCGTCCTCGGGAACGACCTCTTCCGTGGTGGCTGAGGCTACCGACACCGTAGGCGCGGGCTGGGCCGGCCGTGCGGCGCTGGGGAACCACACGATGACGGGTGCACGGCTGAACGGTCCGGCAGGCCGGCTGGGGACCATGCTCGGACTGGCTGCGGGTGCCGGACTGCTGGCCGCCGGTGAGGGCCTGGCAGTGGACGAGGCGCTGCCCGGTGGCCGGCCACCGTAAGGCGTACTGGCGGCCAAGGGCGCAGTCGCTGTGCTGCCCATGGAGGGCGCTGTCGATGGTGGCGGCCGGTGGCTGATGCTGTGCGTCCACGGCTCGACCGTGACCATGCTGACCGTCGCCGCGGTGATCGCGGCAGCAGCCGTGGCGCCCGCGACGGCGCCGCGGTGGACGCGCGCCGTAAGGCGCGCGGCGGTGCTGAAGGTGCCGACGGCAGCTACGGCTCCGCCGATGTAGAGGCCCAGATGCCTCTTCCGGCGAACGGGCTCAGGCCGGTCGCCGTGGGGTTCACCTGCTTCGGTTGCAGGGTCTCCGTTGACGACAGCAGTCTCTGGGGGGAGCTGCTCGTCGTCGATGGTGCCTTCGATGATGAGTTGTCTGATGAAGTTCACTCGGGCTCGCTGGGCGCGCATCTGCCTGTCGATCCCTGTGATCTGTCGCCCGGTCTCGGTGAGCTGGCTACGCAAATAAGCCAGCTCACCGAGGAGGCGCCGCAAGAACAGACCCCCAGTGACGGTGACGCCGCCGAGCGCACCCGTGACAATGACCCAGGTCATGCCACGTCCCCTTACTTGTGCGCACGGTCTCGTACTTGTTCGTTCTTGTACGAGGTCCTTGATCGTGCGTCCGAAAACGTGCTGTCGTCACGCATCTGACAGGGGACGTGACTGTTCCGTTATAAAGCTCTGGCCAGGGCATCTAACCTGCGTGACGAGAGCGCTGCTGTTGTCCGGGATTTCGAGCACGTCGCTTCTCCGTGGCCTCGTAGTCGGCCGCCAGCTCGCGCAGTAGCTCTGGCCGATCGCGCGGATCCACGTCCTCGAGGGCTGCCTCGATCAGGCGGCGTACGTGAGGCGGGGCCGAGCGCAGCGCCTCAGGCATGACCGGCGAGCGCTGCGCCTCCTGGCGCTCCATCTCGCGCAGGACCGCAGCCGCCTCGACGTGGTGATCTGTGAGTCGGTCGGCAGTCACGCCGACTGTACGGGCCATGGCTGCCACCGTGGACGCCCGACCTGGGACCGCCTTGCGGTTGGCGCCGCGCCCCCGGTAGCCGGCCTCGATCTGGCGCCAGCTGGAGCCGGAGAAGGGGTAGGGCATGCGGGCAGCCGCGGTCTCCGGACTGATGCCCTGAGCCTCGCGGGCGAGCTTGATGAGTGCCCCGTAGCCGGGTGTCGGTGGACTGAGGTCCTGATCTTCTTCCTTCATCGCGCCCCTCGTAATCACTTGTATTTTCTCGAACTTTAGTGAAAGGCAGCAGGTCACGCGAGAGCGTGCACGAGTCCTTCACACTGAGCAGTCGTATTCAGGACAGCTCACTTGTGAAAAGTGATGACACCTCGTACAGTCGTGCACATGAACGAAGACCCAAGGGCTTTCCGCCGACTGCGGATAGAGGCCGGTCTGAGCCAGACCGACCTCGCACACAGGGCCGGGGTCAGTAAGAGCCACATCTCCGGAGTCGAGCAGGGCCGCGCCGGGTTCTCCCCGAAGAACCTCAAGGCAATCGCGGACGCCCTCGGCTGTGCGATCCGTGACCTGCTGCTCCCCGAGTCGGAAGACCGCCCAGCCACCACCAAGGTCGCCTGATGCGCACCCCGGCCGGAATTGAGGGTCGGCGCGCGATGAGCGACCGGGCCCTCCAGATCCAGCCGGGTGAGTCCGTCCAGGACTTCATCCGCCGAATCGCCGACACGGCCCCTCGGCTCACGCCGGCCGCCGCTGACCGGATCCGGACCCTGCTCCCCATCGGACCCGAGGAATCCGCCGATCGCGGAGCCGCCCGACCGGACATGCCGGCCGCCGCCTGAAAGCGAAGAGGGCCCGCCGTGCACCCGGCGAGCCCTCGGCCCAACCACCAACCTGAAACGAGGTGGGCCTGATGCATTCCAGCATCGCACAAGCCGACCGACCGCCGACCCTGCCGGCGTTCGTTCCGCCCCTCGACATCGCTCGCGCTCTGGCGCGCGAGGCACTCGACCGGGCCCTCGCACTTGACCTGACCACCGCTCACTCCCTCCGTCTCGCCAGCGAGTTCGGCGGCGTGTGCGAGTCGCTCCGCCACGTCCTCGATGCTCTCGATGCCGAGGACGGCCGAGATGCCTGAGCCGCTGGCCTCTGACTACCTGCGCGAGACGCAGCGGCACATCGCGGCCGTGCCCAACGGCCCCTGGGAGCCGATCACCAACGACTACGGCGCGCCCGACGGCGTCGGGCCGATCAGCTTCCTGGAGACCGCCTCGGACGAGTACCAGGTCCCTGTCATCCGTTTCGTGGCGCACGCCCGGGAGGCGCTGCCCCGCTACGTCGGCGAAGTCGCCCGCCAGCGCAACGAGATCCGCTTCCTGCAGCAGCAGTTGCACCGGCTGGAGGACAGCCAGGGCGGTGGTCGTCATGGCTGACACCCGCGTCTTCCCCTGGGCCGCCAAGCTCGACGTCGACCAGCTGAGCGCGTTCATCGATGACCTGTGGGGCGCTGCGTCGGGAGACGGCGACCTCAAGACGCTCGACGCGATCGAGAGGGTCATCGCGGAACACGGCCCCTCCAGACCTGCCGCGCCCAAGTGCCCGCTCACCCCCCGCGAGATCCAGGTCCTCACCCTGTACGCCAGCGGTGAGACCAAGGACAGCATCGGACGCACCCTGGGGATCTCCGGGCACACGGTGCGCACCCTGTGCCTGAACATCCGCGCACGACTGAACGCCAGGAACATGGCGAACGCGGTCGCCATCGGCGCGCACTACCGGTGGCTGTCCGGCTTCCGCTACGCGGTGCCTCACAGCGCGGCGAAGCCTCAGCACGCCAGGTACGCGGCGCACGCGGCCCGGATGCGGAAGCAGCCCGGCGCGCAAATCCCGATCGGCCCCTACACCTCCTACGGCGGGGCATCCAGAGCAGCCCGGCGTATCCGTGAGGGTCAGTACGCGTCGTTCCGGCCGGCCGGAACATTCACCGCCCGCGCCGTCCGTGAGGACGACCACTGGCGCATCCTCGCCGCCTTCCTCGGCGGCAGCGCCGCCCCCATCCTTATCACCGAAGGGACTCAATCATGAGCGCCCGCACGCTCGACTACCAGGGCTACGACGCCGGCACCCGCCCGCACGACTCCGAGCGCCGACACCACCTGCTGGTTCTGGCCGCGCAGTTCCCGCAGGGCAGCCGTGTCGCCCACGTCGCCGGCCGCGAAGGCACCGTCGTGCCCGACCAGCCCGTGCACGTGCCCGGCGCCTACTACGCCACCACCACCGTGTGCCTGGGCGGCGAGTTCCACCACATCCCGATGGTGTTCGTCAGCTGGGACAACGACGCGGATCTGACCTGGCGGGCATGGGTGCCCGTCGCCAAGCTCCGCAGCCGTCCCGAGGCGACCGTGAACCGGCCCGGCAACCGCGCCACAGTGGCAGGGACGGCAGGTGGCCGGCGATGAGGTACGCGGTCATCACCCCGAGCGGCGAACTCGCCCACCACGGCGACCGCTTCGGTACCGAAGACGTCGACTGGGACGCCGTCATCGGCGTCGAAGGCAAGGCCCGCGTGAGCCTGCGCAGCGACCTGGCCGCCACCGGCTGGGTCAACGACGTCGGCCTGCTGGACCCAAGCCGATACCCGCGCAACATCGTCGGCTCGTGCCTGCTCGCCGCGTTCGGCGCCGCCGTCCAGCCGTACGCCGGGCCGGTCGTGGTCACCGGATGGAACCCGGAGTGGACCAAGGTCGGCCTGTCGGAGATCTGCAACCTGCCAGAGCCCGTCACGTTCCTCGACACCGTGCACGGCGACATCCTCAAGGCGCTCGCCGGACAGACCCCGCGCGACCTCTCCCCGTCCTGGGCTGAGTCGATGCGGGAGATCGCCGACCACGTCCGTACCGCCCCCACGCCAGGCCTCACGATCCGCTCGGTGAGGCTGCGATGAAGACCACCCGCCCGGCGTCAAAGCCGCCCGCGGCAGCCCCGCACGAGGTTGCCGCGGAAGCCAAGGCAGGAGAGGGGCCGGTCCGTTCCACCCCGGTGACCCTGCCTGCGCCGGGCGGGTCCCCGACCACTCGCCCGGAGTCAACGTCACCCGCAGACGCCATCTGCACGGCTGCGGGAGCGAAGGCCAGCGAGGAGCCGCAATCTGCTTCGGCTCCCACGACCCGGCCTGCTCCGGGCGAGCCCAACACCACCCGTACGGCGTCAACGCCACCCCCGGGACCGCGCGTGCCCGCCAGGGGAGCGAAGGCGGGGGAGGGGCTGTCAACCGAGGCCCCAGTGACCCCACCTGCGCCGTACGGGCCCCGGGCCGGGCTGGATGCGCGCTCCGCCGCCTTCAGCCCGGCCGCCCCCGACCACAGTCCTCGCCCAGGAGACCTCTTGAGCACCGAAGACCACCGCGACGCCGTCGCCCGCGAGTTCACCAGGCCAGGCCTGCGCGTGTTCACCGCCAAGCAATACACCCGGCAGGGCATGTTCGACGCGGTGCGGGAAAGCCGCCGCCGCAACAGCTACGACCCGCAGGTGCAGTTCCTCGGCCGGCTGGCCCGAGGCCTCGCCGACGACCTCACCGACGTGGTCGCCCTGCCCCCGGCCGACATCGCCACCGTGCTGATCGCGGCCGGCGGAGCAGGCGGAGCGATCGCCGAAGTCAACGGCCTCTGCGGCACACCGCTCGCTGCACTCCTCCAGTACGCCGCTGACGAGCTGGACCAGCAAGCGGACGGCGGTGACCAGACGTGAAGGTCAAGCCTGCTTTCGAGATCACCGTTTACGGCACGCCGGGCCCGCAGGGCTCGAAGAACCGCAACGCCGCCGGAGCGCTGTATGAGTCGTCAGCCAAGGTGAAGCCGTGGCGTGATGCCGTGAAGTCGGTCGCGCTCGACACCCTGCACCACGATGATGCCTGGACGGCCCTCGACGGCCCCGTCTGGGTCGACATCCAGTTCGCTCTGCGCCGTCCGAAGCACCACTTCGGCACGGGCAAGAACGCGGGACGGCTGAAGCCCTCCGCGCCCCACATCCCGACCGGCAAGCCCGACCTGGACAAGCTGGTCCGCTCCACCCAGGACGCCCTCACGGACGCCGGCGTGCTGCACGACGACAGCGTCGTGGCCACCCTCACCGCCGCCAAGGTCTACGTGCTCTGGGGCGACGCTCTCCGCACTCCCGGCGCCGTCATCAAGGTCTGGCGTTGGAACGACCTCCACAAGGAGCCCCAGCCGTGACCCAGTTGAAGTTCGACGCCAAGGTGTCGGCGAGCGCCCAGGAAGCCCTGGAACCGCACGTGCGGCCCCTGTACGACCAGCCCGGCGGGCGCCGCATGGCCATCATCGAGTTCGCCGCGATCGAGCGCACCGAGCCCGCGCCCGGCACTGAGAAGGAGCCGAGCGTCAAGGTCAGGATCGTGGGTCTGGAACTCCCCAACAAGGAGCAGGAGGGGTCCGTCCGCGAGGCTCAGCGCTTCCTGCACCTCCAGCGGACCGCGCGCGGAACCTTCGACGACGACGGCCAGCTCGAACTGTCGGACAGCACCCTGCGGCTGACCGGCGGGATGCTCGCCTACATCGAGACCGCGCGGCTGCGCGCCGGCCTTGAGCACTGGCGGGAGTACGCGCAGCGCCTGGTCCACGGCCCCGAGCTGACCGTGACCGAGGTCCGGCATGAGATGCAGGCCCTGGCCGAAGGCCTCACCGCGGTGCTTTACACCGCCCGCGACCACGACGGCGAGGACTGACCGATGCCCGTCGTCCTGGCCGGACTCCTGCTCGGCGCCCTCTCGGCGCTCGTCACGTACGGCATGTCCCTCGACGTGCAGCTCGCCGCCATCACCGGCGGCGCGGCGGTCGCCCTCACCTGGGTCGGCTGCGCCTACCTGATCGCCGAAGAACGCCGCGACCGCCGCTCCTGACCGCCATGACGCGCCCATGAGACGCGCATGACCCGCCCCTGCCGCCCCTGAGAGGAGGTGATCCTGATGCCTCAGCGAGTCCGCGTGCCGCTGCGTGTCATCGTTGGCTATTACGCCGACGCCGCGGTGCCGGTGTATGTGAAGATCGCCGCCCTGTCGCGGCGAGAGACGGGCTGCGAGGCCGGGGTCGCCTACCTCTCCGGGCTGCTCGGTCTGGGCCGCTCGACCGTCGAGCGGGCGCTGACCGAACTGATGCGGCCGGCCCCGGACGACGACATAGCCGAGGTCACGAGCCACCGGCGCACGCACCGCGGGGGCCGCGGGCACACCGCCGTCCGCCGGGTGCGGGCCGCCGGCCGAGCCGAGCACGGCGCGTGGGTACCCACCCGGGCCGCCGAGGCGCTGAGCCCCCGCCAGCTGCGCGCCTTCGCCGCCATCGCGTACGGCACAGCGACCGGCCACCACATGAGCCTCACAGACCTGGGCCAGGTGCTGCGGCACCGGTCCGGGAAGGCAGCCGGCCAGCCCCTCGCCGCCCGCTCGGTGCGGAGAATCCTGCAGGACCTGGAGGCGCTGGGCTGGATCAGCGTCGACCGGCGGGCCGGATACCGCGGCCGCCACCTCTACACCGTCCACGACGAGCCCCTCCAGGAGCCGCTGACCGCGGACATTGACGAGGGATCGGGTGCGGATCTTGGTGAGGGATCCCTCGCGACAGAGGAAGACCACCCGATTGACTCACCTGATGATCCGCCCACTGCCGCCTCTGTCATCCGCCGTAGGCGAGAGCAGGAAGTAGCGCGTGGCCCTGTGGAAAACCCGCAGCTGCCGCCGTCGCTGCGCCGCCCGTACACCGGGCCTGAGCTGACTCTCGCTCCGCGGATCTGGCGAGTCCTCGAACCGGTGAAGGGCCTGCTGCCGGGCCTGTCGCCGTACGTGGTCCGTGAGCTGGCCCGGGAAATCGGCCGCCAGCTCGACCAGGGCCAGGAGCCCGCCCGGATCCGCGCCCGGCTGCAGTTCCGCTTCGCCTCGACCCAGGAGATACGCGACCCCGGCCGGTGGCTCCTCGGCACGGCCATGGTCCGCCGCAGCTGCGGGCTCATCGACTGCGAGTCCGGCCGGAACTGGCACACCGGGCAGCCCTGCGCCACCTGCGCCGACAACCGGGCGGCCACAGCCGCGCTCCACCGCCTCGAGGCCGAACTCGACAAGCGGGAGCGGCAGATGGGCATCCACACGCCCTACCGGCTGCCCGCAGCCACTACCCGGCAGCAGCCCGCGGAGCCGTGCGGGGGGCCGCGATGACCGACCTGCCTCGCCCGGCCACCACGCAGCTGCTCGCCCTCGCGTCGACAGCCCGCCCGGACTGGTCCACCGACCAGCTGCGAGATGTCCTCGCCCAGATCCGCTGCCGCGAAGCCATGAACTTCGGCCGCCTGGTCGTCGCTGTCGCCCAGCTGATTGCCGACCCCGACGCCGAGCCGCCGGACCTGCTCGACAGCACACCGGAGCCATGGCGGCAGCGCCGCCGGCCACCGAGCCCCGAGACCGCCCAGCGCGGAGCCGCCGCCGCACGCGCGGCCCTGCACCACCCCCAATCCGACTGACCCCGAAGGGAGGCGATGGCGATGACCACAATGCTGAACATCAGCCGTCGCGTCACCCAGCACCACACGCTCACCGGGCTCCGCGCCCGCTGGGAAGCCTTCCAGCTGCGCCACTCCCGTCGCGCCCAGGCCGCGGAGTTCCAGCGCCTGCACGACGCCCTGCCGCTGCCCGCACCCGACCGCCACGACATGGAGTCCCCGTCCCTCGAGGACGCCTTCATGCGCCTGGCAGCTGACCACCCCGAGACGGTCACACCGGCCGACGGCGGCACCAGCGCCCGCGACAACGACCGCGAGCAGCTGCTGCTCGCCACCTGCGACGCCTGGTTCCGCAACGCCCACGGTCCCGAAAACGGCTGGAGTCCGCGCACAGCCGCCACCTACGACCAGCTGATGACCGGCGTCCGCTTCTGCTTCCACGCCGGCGGCACGTCATGACCGAGCCCGCACAGCAGCGCGCGTCCAAGCGGCTCCGCCGCCACCTGGCGCGGAGCCTGCGGAGGATCACCAGCCGCGACGTCGCCGAGGTGCGCATCACCCGCGTCCGTTGGGACGACGGCCTGCACTGGGTGGCGCTCGCCCTGGCCGTGGACCCGCGGCCGCCGTTCGGGCACCGCGAGATCCCGCTCGCCGACGGCAGCCTGCACCACGAGATCGCGCTGCTGCTCCGCGACACCTTCCCGCACGCCAACTGGGCGACGGCCCAGGACTACGACGTCACCGCCGGCGTCCTGCGCGAGCACCTGGTGCAGATGCCCACATGCCTGCGAGGTGAGCAGCCGTGAACGGCCACACCACGAAGGCACGCACCGACCACCAGCACGCCGCCCAGCAGGCCCGGCAGATGCCCGGCCTGTGGGTCCTCGCCGGCACCTACAACAGCCGCGCCAGCGCCGTGTCCGCCGCGCTGCAGGTCCGCACCGGCGAGCACATCCCCGCCTACCGGCCGGCCGGGTCCTTCCAGGCCCGCACCGAGCTGACACAGGTCGGCGCCGACCTGTGGGTCTGCTACCCCGCTCGCCCCCAGGACGGCTCCTGCCACGACGCATCAGCCACCAACACCACCCGCAAGGACAGCTGATGAACCACGCCACCCCGCACCCGCTCGCCGGGCAGACCGTCACCATCACCCCCGCGGCCGCCCTGTACTCCTACCAGGACACGGAGCCGATCGAGTTCCGCGTCGAGGACTGGAACGACCGCACCTTCGGCCAGTCCTGGATGACCTACGAGGGACACCCCGCCTCGCTCGGCTACGCGATGCGCTCCGCCGTGGGCGGCCTGCCGACGGACAACGAAGTCGTCTACGGCAAGTGTGACCGCGGGCTCGGCCACCTGGTCCACGTCAGCGAGATCCAGGACGGTGCCGCATGAAGCCGCCCAGCTACGCCCGCCGCTCGCAGCAGCCCTCCGCCGACGCCCGAGAGGCCCGGCTGCGCCTGCAGCTCGCCGCGGAGAAGCACCGGGTGCGGCTCCTGGAGCAGCGCGTGGCCGACCTGCAGGCCGCGAACGAGGGCGCATACCGCGAGCTGGAGCAGGCCACCGGCGGAGCCCGCTTCGACAAGGACCGCCCGTTCGGCAGGGAGCCCCGCAAGCTCGGCTCGCTGCCGCTGAAGGGCGGCCCGGAGTGATCGAGTACGCGTTCCTGGGCGTCAGCGGCCTGGGCGTCGGTCTCTTCGGGGCTGCCGTCCGCTACGGCCACAGCCCGGTCGACGTCGCCCGAAAGCTCGTAGACGGCAGCGGTGCCCGCCGCGTAACCGCCCGCCAGCTGCGGCACGAGCTGCGGCTGACCCGGCACGAGCTGGCCGGCGCCGGCCAGTACATCCACGGGCTTGAGCAGGACCGGCGGGACCTGTCTGCCCAGTTGGAGCGCAGGAGCACGCAGCTCGTGCAGGCCACGAAGCGGATCGCCGACCTCGAAGCGGAGGCGGCCAGCCACGGCGCCGTACGCGATGAGAACACGCGGCTGCGGTCCGAGCTGGCCAACGCGACGGCCGTACGGCCCCTGCTGGCCAGCCAGCCTCCGGCGGACGACGCGAGCGCCCTGCCCGACGACGCGCAGGAGTTCGCCGACCAGACCGCCACCGCCTGGCGCACCCGCGCCTGAAGACCCCGCCCTGCCGTCCGGATGTGTCCCGGCCGGGCGGCAGGACGGCACCACCACCAAGGAGTACCCATGTTCGACCGCTTCAAGAAGACCCAGCCCGCGCCCGCGGCGACCCCGCCCACGACGGCGACCTGGCTGACCGCCGCCCGCGCGAAGGGCATCCTGTGATGACCGGATGCCCGATCTGCGGTGCCTCGTTCCCCTGCTTGAAGCACGGCAGCAGCCACGCCTGCACGAGGCGGCCGTGATCCGCCCGGCCGACCACGGCCGCGCTGCCGCCGCGGGGGCCGGCTTCCTGACCGTCCTCGCGCTGACGGCGCTGCTGCGGGCATTCGGCGCCTTCGGCACCGGCCAGGACGACGCCGGCGTCAGCGAGCACGCGCGCGCGCAGACACTCGACGCCGAGTTCACTCAGCTGCAGGCCGACCAGGAGATCGTCGTCATCCTCCGGCGGGCCGCCGAGGCCGACCACGCCACCGCACGCGACCGCGCCCACTACGCCCGCGCACAACGCACCTGCCGCCAGCACGCCGTCCGGTACAACGCCGACGCGTCCCGCGGCTGGACGCCGGCTCATCTGCCCGACCGCATCGCCGCCGCGGACTACTGCGGCAACTGACCCTCCGGAGCCAGACGTGAAGAAGAAGCGCCCCATCCCGATCACCGAGCGTCTGACGACGACGAGCCTGATCGCCATCGTCGCCGCTGACTGTGACATCTCCCCTGAGCTGGCCCACACAACCGTGATGGCCACCTTCGACGCCATCGCCCGCGCCGGCGCCTCCGGTCACGACGTGGCAATCACCAACTTCGGCACCTGGATCTCGTACCGCACCGCGCGACGCAACGCCCGGGACCCGCGGACCGACGAGCCGATGATCGTGGCCCCCCACCAGAAGGTCCGCTTCCGCGTGTCGCCGACCCTCGCCGACGCCGTGCGCCGCCGCGACCGCAAGGCCAGCATCCGCAAGGCCCCCAAGGGCACCTCGAAGGCCTCGGAGTGACCCATGACCTACACCGGAGCCGTACCCGACACCGCGGTCCGCCGCCTCGACTGGATGGCGCGCATGGCCTGCCGCGACGAGAGCCCGGACCTGTTCTCCGAGTCGGTGCACGAGCAGGACGCGCGGATCATCTGCGCTGTCCGCTGCCCCGTCCGCTCCCAGTGCCTCACCAACGTCAAGCGCCTGGAGCAGGGCGCCGCCCTGGACCGGCGGGACGGGGTAGTCGCCGGCCTCACCGCTCATGAGCGGTGGCGGCTGGACACCACCGCCTCCGGCCACGCCAAGGACAAGCCCGGACTCGACCTCAGCGGCGAGCCGCCAGAGTGCGGCACCTACAACGCACTGCTGCGGCACCTGTGGCTCGGCGAAGCCGTCGACCCCGGCTGCTGGAGTGCGCAGGTCCGCCGCGAACGTCTCATCCGCACCACCCGCGCCGTCACCCGACCGCTGAAAGCGGCGTCATGAAGATCCGCACCGATGTCGCCGAGATGCTGCGCGCCGGCCACTCCGACACTGAGGTGGCCCGCGGACTCCACGTCGACCGCAAGGCCGTGGCCAAGGCCCGCGCGGCCCTGAGCATCCCGAAGCACCCGCGCGGCCCTGAGCCCGCGGCCACCGTCGAAGACCTCTTCCAGCAACGGGTGGCGCCGACGGAGGGCGGTCACATGGAGTGGACCGGGTACGTCGCCCATACGACGCCTGCTCTGCGGCACCAAGGCCGCCTCACGAGCGCCTACCGGGTCGCGTTCCGCATCGCCAACGGTCGGGAGCCGGAGGGATACGCGCTGCCGTCCTGCGGGCGCGACGGCTGCGTGATGCCCGGTCACCACGCCGACCGCGCTGACCGGAAGCGAGCCGAGGCGAAGGCCGCTGTCACCCGAGCGTGGGTGCGTGGCCGGAAGCGGGCGGCCCGGGCGCTTGAGCGGGAGCGCGCGAAGGCCGAAGCCGCCCGCGAGCAGCGCCTGGACGCCCTCTACGCCGACATCTTCGGCGACTCGGCCTGACCGTCCCCGCCTCTTCAACACCCACCATCCACCCAGGAATCCTGATGTCCACACTCAGTCTCGCCGCCATCGCGATCACCCTGATCGCCGTGGCCAGCCTCGCGCTCAACCTCTCCGACCACTGGTTCTGCGCGCTGCTCGCCCTCGCAAGCCTCCTCGGATCCATGGACGCCGCCGTCAGCGGCCGACGGCTCTGGCTGATCCTCCTGCTCATCCTGGCAGCCGGGCTCTCCGGAGCCTCCGTCCACGCCGCCTACGCCACCGCCCGCGAGCGGAGATGGCAGTGACGCCGCATCAGGTCCTCGTTGTGGCCGCGCTCGGGGGTCTGGCCGCACTGCTCAGCGTGATCGTCGTCTTCGTCCTGGGCGCCGCCCTGTACGTCGGCGCCCACCACTTCTTCCAGGCCCGCGAGGACCGCCGTCAGGAGCACGACGAGCGCCAGGCCGTAACCGACCTCGACACCTGCCGGGCCATCGACGCGCTCGGCACCACTCGCGACCCCGACCACCCCACGCACTGAATCGAGCCCCTGTGTCCGACCACGCCCAGCTCGCCCGCACCGGTACCGCCGCCGGCGCCCTCGTCATCGGTACCACCGTCATCACCGGCTGGTGGCTGCTCGCCGCCGCCCTCGCCGTCGTCGCCCTCGGCGCCGTCTGCATCCGTCTCGGTTTCCGCCGCGGCCGGACGGCGGGCGAGCAGTGACCAGACCTCTCACCGCCCGCCGGCACCGCTCCGGCGTGCTCCTCACCGGCGCGATATGTCTCACCTTGGCCGCCGCCTGGGCAGTCCAGCACGGCACCCAGGCCGCCCACTACGGCGGCCACACCGGCAGCCGCCTCGCCGCCGTCTGGGCCACCACCTTCCTGCTCCTCATCACCCAGACCGTCATTTACCACTGCGAGCGCCCGCGCCGCACCACCGTCCGGGCCCGCCGCCAGCTCGACGCCCTGCACACCGCAATCCTGCTGCCCGTCTACAACGAGGATCCCGGCTACCTGCGGCTCGGCCTGGAATCGCTCCTCGCCCAGACCCGCCGCCCCGACTCCGTCCACGTCGTCGACGACGGCTCCACCAGCAGCGACTACACCGACGTGCGCACCTGGTGGACACAGGCCGCCCGCGCCGCCGGCATCGCCACCACATGGCAGCGCACCACCAACGCGGGCAAGCGGCACGCCCAGGCCGCCGCCGTCCACGCCAGCCCCGCCGCCGACGTGTACGTGACCGTCGACTCCGACTCCTGCCTGGCGCCCACGGCCCTCGAGGAACTGCTCCTGCCGCTCACGAGCCCGCGGGTGCAGTCCGTGGCCGGAATCGTCCTCGCCACCAACGCCCGCCGGAACCTGCTCACCCGCGTCACCGACCTGTGGTTCACCACCGGCCAGCTCACCGACCGGTCCGCGCTCTCCTCGATGGGCGCCGTCCTCGTCAACTCCGGCCCCCTCGCCGCCTACCGGGCAGCCCTGGTCCGCGACAACCTCGGCTCCTACCTCACCGAGACGTTCCTCGGCCGGCCGGTCATGTTCTCCGACGACAGCCTCCTCACCCTCTACGCGCTGCTCCGCGGCCGCACCGTCCAGCAGCCCACCGCGATCGTCTTCACCGCCCTGCCCGAGCGGCCGTACCACTTCCTGCGCATGTACCTGCGCTGGATGCGCGGCTCCACCATCCGTTCCGTGTGGCGCTTCAGGTATCTGCCCCTGACCGGATGGGCCTACTGGGCACACCTGCTCCGCTGGTTCCAAGTCGCCTTGTCGACAACAGTCCTCGGCTGGCTCCTGATCGTCGAACCCACCGTCTACGGCCGCACCCCGCCCGCATCGTTCCTCGTCGTCCCGTTCCAGATCGGCTGGGCGCAGGCCCTGCGCTACCTCTCCATCACCCGCACCGACGAGACCACCCTCGGCCGGCTGACCACCTGGCTGATGATGCCGCTCGCCGTCATCGGCGGCTGGACCATCCTGCGCGCCATGCGCTGGTACGGCATGGCCACCTGCGCCCGCACCGGCTGGGGCACCCGCCAGAACGGCGCCGAAGTCGCCCTCGCCAGCCCGCCCGCCGCCGGCGTCGCCGCCGCGCTGCCGGACGACGACACCGAGCAGATCTCCCTCGCGAAGCTCCTCGACCCCGACACCGAGACCACCCTCACCCTGCCCATCCCACGCCAGCGCACCGCCGCGCCCCTGACCGAAGGGACCGCCGCCGCACGATGAACAGCGCCCGCCCCACCCTGACCACGTTCCACCTCGTCCGCGACCACGACGTCAGCGGCATCTCCGGCGAAGGAGTCATCGCCGAGGGAGCCCAGTTCTCCGACGGCTGGGTCGTCACCCACTGGCTCGACCAGCCCCCCATGCACGAACCGAAAACGGACGTCTGGCACCACAAGGGCACAGGCCCGATCACGAAAATCCACGGTCACGGCGGCGCCACCCGCATCGTCTGGACCGACGAGGACAAGCTACGCCGCCAGGTCCTCACCAGCGTCGTCAACGCGTTCGCGGTCCCGGCGGACATGTGCGGGCCCGAGGCGGAACGCGCACACCTGCACCGGCAGCTGGAAGCTGCGGTTCAAGCGGTGCAGGACGGCGAAGCAGCGCCCGTGCAGGTCGGCGACGGGCGGATCGTCGAGGCCGTGATGCCGACTGTCGGCCAGCTGCTGGAGCAGCGGGACCGCGCGCGGGCCGCTGCCGGCCGGGCATACCAGCTGGCCGACCGCTGGGAGGCCGCGCACGGGACGTCGATGTTCCTCGTACGGGCCGCCGGCGCCGAACTCCGCGACGAGTTGGATGACGAGCCCCCCGCGCCGACCCCCCGAGCGACCGAAGCGACCGAGCACACCTGCACCAGCACCTGCGAGGGCGTCACCGGCATCCGCGGACTGCTGGAGCACGTCGGCGTCGACACCCGCGGCCGGGACATCACGGTCAACGGTCGCGTGGTTGATGCGGGCAAGCGCGCCGAAGGAGTTCAACGGGATCGCGACCAGCGGGCCGTCGTGCTCGCCGAGTTGGAGCAGGCGCAGGCCGCCATCGAGCGCGTGCGCGCAGTCGCCGCCCGGTGGGCGCCGCAGCTCCTCGATGACAAGGATCACGACTGGCACCACAGGACGCCGCTGTCCGGCCTGACATGCCGCCGCTGCGAGCTTGCGCATAGGTTCTGGGCCGGTGAGGCTTGCACTGGCGCCCCCTCAGAGCCCCTGCCGCCCGCTGCCGAGTGCTCCGCTCAGCACCACGGCTTCACCGACAGCGCGCGCCAGTGCATCCGCGCCGCGCAGCACCGCGGCGACCACATCGACGAGAGCGGCTTCCACTGGTCCGACACCATCGCGGTCTACCCGGCCAGCGACGGCACGCTCCGCGAGAGCCCGACTGCCGCCGTACGGCGAGGCCAACGGTACGTGGCATCGGTGTACGCCGGCGAGGTGCGGTCTGCCGTATCCGTGCACGGCGACTCCGGCATGAGCCCGACCGCCCGCGAGGCGCTCGACGCGCTCGCTGACGTGGCCGTACGGGAGATGACCGGGCCGTGCGCGCAGCACCCAGAGGGCCCGGTCATCGGCGGCATCTGCGGCGGCTGCACCCAGTACCCCGCTGACATGCGCCCGGCGCCAGCCGCCGACGAGGACGAAGCGCGCACCGTTCGCCGCGCGCGGCTGCGCAACCTGCTCGCCCGCGCCGACCGGGCCAACCTCACCCCGGGCGAAGTCGCTGCGCTCCGGGACCTGGCCGAAGCCGAGATCCGCGACGCCGACACCGCACACAAGCAGGCCAAGCAGGCCGAGGCCACCACCGAGCGCGTGCGCACGGTGCCGAGCTACGTCGAGAAGGTCATCGCGCAGTCTGGCCCCGCAGTGGCGACCCACGCCGTGCGAGCGATCGCTGATCGACTGCGCGCCGCTCTGGACGGCACCGAGCAGCCCGCCGCGTGTGGGGAGCACGACGGCCTGTGCTTTCCTGAGGCCGGCGCCCGCTGCTCGGCCCACGGCTTCGAACGGTGTGCCCTCTGCCATCGCAACCCCGGCTCCTGCACGGGCGACCTCGGCGGCTGCGGCACGTGGTCTGACACCGGCATGCACTGGGACACCTGCCCCAACCGGAGCAGCGAGCCGCTCGCGCCGAAGGGGGAGAAGCGGTGACCACCCTTGCCCCGGAACAGGCCGCTCCCGGACAGGACTCTGACGACTCCCTCACGCACGCGGTGTGTCCGTGCAACGACGACGTGGCCCTGTGCGGCGCCGATGTCGCCGGCTTCAGCTGGGCCACCGAGGAAGAGGACGTCGACTGCATCGTCTGCCTGGACCTGGCCCCTCGGCTCTGCGTGAGGTGCGGCCGATGACCGCGCACCCCGCCGACGTGATCGCCCAGCACCCGACGGTCCTGGAGACCGCACTCGCCATCGCCGATGCCACCCACCGCGACCGGTACGGCCCGGAGAACGCCATACGCCCCTGGTACCTCGGCGACGTCGCTGACCACGTCTATCCGACCTGCCCCGCCCTGCGCCGATCGCTGCCCGCCGGCAAGCAGCCCCGCGCGGGCATCGGCCACCTGTACCCAGAGGCCGGGGACGTGTGCGGCTGGTGCCTGCGCGTCTGGCGAGCCCGCAAAGCGAAAGAGAACCGGATGAGACCTTCCTTCACCCGCGGCTTCCGCCTGCACCACAACGGCCGGTATCTCGACGGCGCCGAGTTCCCCTCCGGCCGCATCTGCCTCCTCGACGACCCCGAGTACGGCTTCGCCACGGTCGCATCGTCGATGGAAGAGCTGCGGAAGGGCTACCACGGCGCACGAGTCGAGTGGCCCGGGGACCAGCTGGTGCCCACCTGGCTGATCGAGGAACTGGCGCGCATCGTCGCCGAGGTAGCGGGGACGCCCACCGCAGCCGCCGACGCCCCAGCTCTGAGCGAAGCCGCCCGAGCCGTCCTCGGCCGGGGCACGGCGTACCTGGGCTACGACGTCGCCGAGCGCGCCGCCGAAGCTGCCGATGCCGTCGGCGATGGATCCAACTACCCGCTCGATCCAGACGCAGAGGCAGCCGAAGGAGAGGGAGGCGATCACAGTGCAGACGCTTGACGACCTGATCGCCGACCTCCTCGACCGGTACACCGGCGACGAGACGTACCCCGGCGACGGCGGCCCCGGCCTCATCCACCGCATGGACGACCTTGCGCTGCGCACCCGGCCTGCGGCTGCCGGCGGGCACGCCCCGCCCGGCTCCCGCCCGCCGACGTCGCTAGAGGCCATGTCCTGGTCCCAGCGCATCAAGACGGACGCGGTACGCCTCGACGCCGACCTGCGCGGCTCGGTCCGCATCCAGCCGTGGGCGCGCGCGCTGAGGGCGATCCCGCCTGGCGCGGAGAACGCCAACCGGGAGGCAGAGGTGCGGCGCATCGTCGGCCGCTGGCACGGCACTTTCCTCACCGTCCTCGGCCTGCGCGGCCCGTCCGTCCACTTCCGGCACGCCCTGTGCCTGGCATGCGGACTACGCACCGTGTACGGCCGGGCCGACGACGACCGGCCGCGCGCCTGGTGCGTCAACGACGAATGCGTGGACGGCGACACGGGCGCGCCGGCCCGGTACGAGGGCCAGCGCCTCTACCTGCTCACGGAGTCCCGCGTCTCGTGACCGCAGATGCTCCGGCGCGGCGAGGCCCTGCCCGCGCCGGGGTGAAAACGATCAATGGGCGCGAGTATGGCGGCAGTTGTCAAAGAAAGTGTGACTGAAACCTTGTGGTTAGTAGTACATTCTCGTACTCTCGAAGCAGGGGTCAGGGACTCGCCCAGACCCGCCACCCGTGGGGAGGTAGCCGTGGCGGACACGCTCTTCCGCTCCGCAGAACTGATCGAACCCGGCGACCTCGTCCTCTACCACGGCAGCATCCAGGCATCCCACGGCCTGTGGCTCGCCATCCCCTGCCCCTGCCACATCTGCCGCGCCATCGACGCCCTCGGCCTCGCCGACGTGCGCTTCGCGCTCATCGACCCCTGGCGCGAGCGGTCCGGCCCGTACCACGCCCGCCGGGAATCCATCACCCGCTCCGCCGCCTGCTCGTGAGGAGAACGCACCCCATGACAACCACCCCCCTCCGCGACCGGCGCACCGGCCGCTTCACGAAGGCCTTCACGATCAGCTTCCACAACAGCGACGGACGCCAGACCCGCACCGTCACCGAACGCGGAGTCGCCACCATCGGCCGAATCCTCAACCGGCAGGCCGACCGCGGAGACGTCTGGGGCATCGCCGTCACCAACCAGCACGGCGACGACGTCACCTTCAACTTCCCCGTCTTCACCTGAGACCGGCGGCCCGGCTACCCCCCGGCCGGCCGCCACCCAGGGCCGCGCCCCGCACGCCCCGGCGGGGCGCGGCCCGCACAACTCAACACCAAGGTGCTGTAGCTCAGTTGGCAGAGCAGACTCACTTATAAGGGTCGTGTCGCAGGTTCGAGTCCTGTCAGCACTACGTGGAGAAGAAACTCAGCCCCAAGGCACGTGGTGAGCTGACCGAAGTCATAGTTCTCGCGAAGCTCATCGAGTACGGCTACCGCGTCTCGCTCCCCTTCGGCGACAACGCCCGCTACGACATGATCGTGGACGACTCGCGGCAGCTGTACCGCGTCCAGGTGAAGACCGCTCGGAACGGCTTCAGAGCCGGAACGATCGAGTTCAACACGTCGAGCATCCACCCGTTGTCCGGAAAGAAGACCCGGTACCACGGGCAGATCGAAGCCTTCGTCGCCTATCACCCCGACACCAACGCTTTCTTCTGGGTGCCGGTCGACGAGTGCCACGGCGACCGTTTCGCTCTCCGCGTCGAACCCGCGAAGAACAACCAGACCTGCAGGACTCGCCTGGCTGGGCCATACCGGCTGCGCCCCACGTCCTGAGCCCACTGACCGCCCGGCGGCTGGACATGCGACCGCGCATCGCGCACCGACTCGCGCCCCGCCGCCGAGCCCCAACCCGCCACCGGAGAGACCGATGACGACACCCGACCGGGAAATGTCCCAGGCCGCGGACCACGTACGGGCGTTCAACCACGCGACGATCAACACCGGTCAGGACTGGCAGTTCCCCCCGCACTCCTACCGTGCAGTGGGACAGCTCGCCCACCTGATCCGCATGCTGCCCCAGGCCATCGAGCAGTCCGCCCTGCCGGCGCAGCACACGCACCGGCTGGGCCGCCTCCTCATCGACGGTGGCAACGACGCCCACCGGGCCGTGCAACACCTGCAGCAGACCCTGGACGCCGCCGTCCAGGCCGCCGAGCAGCTCGCCCAGGCCATCGACCGCGTGCACGCCGCGACCGCCCCCATGGGCTTGGACACCCAGGGCCTGCCCGGGTTCGACGACTGACACCACGACCACACGCACCGCAGGGGAGGCACCACCCCATGACCCTCACCGACATCCCGGCCGGGCCCGCCGAACAGCCGCCCGCCGGCTTCTACCTGGCCGACGCGCAAGCCGCCGCGCTCCGCGACGTCCTCGCCGCCGCCGGCGTCGACCTCGGCCAGCACGACAACAGCGTCATCGCCTGGCTCGCCCAGTGGGAGTGGTCGGCCGTCGCCACCATCGGCTCCTGGGTGGCCCGCGCCAACCAGCAGAGGCCGCAGACCCCGCCGGTCACCCTTCCCGGACGCTTCGACGCCACCCCGGCCGAGATCGACCAGCACCTGCGCCGCATCCTCGCCGAGGACACCTACCTGCGCTACCAGCAGGCCATCGGCGGCCAGGCCGTGAAGGAAGCGGCGCAGGACGCGCGCGAGCGCGTCGATGACGCCGACATCCCCGGCAGCCCGGTGTCCACGGACTACGTCCAGGGCCACATCGACAGCGCCGACCACATCGACCCGGCCAAGGACGGCGGCCCGTACCCGTCGCAACTCCAGTGCTCCCAGCACGACGGCTTCGGCCCCTGCCCCGGCGCGCCCCGCTGCACGCCGCGAGAGGCCACGAAGGGAGCGTCCGCCTGATGGCTACCGGACCCGAGCACTACCGCGAGGCTGAGCGCCTGCTGAAGCAGGCCTACCACTACACCTACGGTGACGGCGCGGACCCGGTCACGGGCAATGCCCTCGCCTCCGCCGCCATCGGCCACGCTCTGCTCGCCCACGTCGCGGTCACCGCCACGTCGGCGCCGGTGGACGGATGCGAGCCCGGCATGAGCACTGACGTGTGGCGGGACTGGACCAGGACCCTTGCCGTACAGCCCGCGGACGGCGGCGCGACCGATGAGTGACCTGCTCCTTCCCAGCGTCTTCACCCGGGTCACTGTCGTTCAGCGGGTCGTCCCGGTTATCGGCCGCCCGGACCTCACGGACCCCATCACCGGACGCGTCGTCATCCCCGCGCTCGTCGAGCTGCACCTGCGGCGCGAGGAGGGCGTGCCCGGCGGCCTCCGCGAACGCGCGTACGCCGGAGTCACCGGTCCCCGCCGCCTGAAGTCCCGCGCCGCCGGCCAGCGGATCACCTCGGGCGGATGGCAGCAAGCCCGAGGCGACGGATACCGGCCCGAGGCGATCCGGCCCGACTGGCTGACCGACGTCCTGGCCAAGCTGCTGCCGGACGGCTGGGACCCCGCGCTCATCGAACTGCCCGGCGGAGGCACCTGATGGCCACCGACCCGAGCGACTTCTGCTCGAACCCGAAGTGCGGGGGCGCTGCGGACGCCTGCGGCTGCCCCCACGACCACAACCAGCAGGACCTGATGTTCTGCCCGCACTGCGCCGGACAGTGGTACCGCCCCCACGGGAGCACGGTCACCCGATGCCTGCACCCCCAGTGCGGCCGGGACGGCTCGACCGTCGCCCGCCGTGCCCCGTACGCGCCGACACGCGCCGCCGATGGGCAGCTGATCGACGACGAACCCGACGACGGCGGCTGCCACGCCGAGTTCATCGACGGCTCGTGGACCAACTGCGGTTGCCCCGACTGCGAGGACCGCGAAGCCCTCGACCGGGACGAGAACGGAGAGCTGCCGTGAGCGCACGCGACGACGCTGTGACGTCCCTGACCAACGCCGGATACAGCGCGCAGATCGCCCGCGAGATCCTCGCCGGCGTCGTCGCCGAGGAAGGCGCGCAGCGTGACCGCCACTGGGCACAGCGCATCCGCTGGGCACAGTGCATCCGCGAGGTCGGCGCCGCGAAGGGCTGGTCGGTGTGGACGGCCGCCCTCATCGACCCCGACGTCTCCTTCGTGGACACGGGAATGCCGGCCACCGAGACCATCGTCGCCGAGCTGCGCCGCCTGGACCGTCTCGCGGTCCTGAAGGAGATCGACGAGGACCTGGCGACGATGACGCTGCCGGAGTACCTGCAGGGCACGCTGTACGCCGGCTCGTACGCGCAGGCCTGGCAGGACTGCCGGGCGCGGGTACAGGCCCACGCCAGCGCCGGGGGACCGGAGAAGGACACCAGCGACGGCGACCAGCCGCCCGCCGGCGAGTCCACTCCGGCCCCGCCGCACTTCTTCCAGCCCGGCCACACGTACACGGACGGCAGCTGGATCTACCGCTGCGACGCCGTATCCACGCACCCGGACACCGGCGACCGGACCGCGATCGGCTGGCTGCGCCTGGCGAGCTCACGCACCCGGGACCGCGCCCGGTCCCACGTCGTGTCGCTGACGGCAGAGGACTGGGCCGACGGCTGGACCGACTCCGCCACCGGGGGCTCGTAATGGCGATCGGCTACGCCCACACCCTGTTCTGCGACCGCCGCGGCTGCCGCGCCAAGGTCACCGTTGAGGGGACCCGCCATGCCGCCCACGCCCGCCGGGCGGCCCGCATTCGACACGGCTGGCGGTGCGATGAGGCCGGCGACCTCTGCCCCGCCGACCGCGCGACGCGCGACACCACGCCCACCCACCCGACCACGAACGAGACGCCGCCGCGCGACGGCCGCGAGACGTCGCACACCAGGTGCGACAGCAGGGGGACGCAGTGAGCACCGCACGAGACAGCGTCGCGCGACAGTCGCGCGACAGGAACGAGACGTCGCACGAGACGCCCGTGATACCGCTGCGGCCGGGCCTGACCGCCGCGCCTGAGGAACCGTCGCCCGAGCCCCTCACCGGCGCGCAACGTCGCGCCGAGGCGCTGAGGCTGTCGCGCGACGAGGGCCTGTCGCTCCGCGACATCGGCAAGCGACTCGGCATCAGCAAGGACGCCGCGTCGCGCGACATCAAGGCGGCCAAGCTCGAGGAAGCCCAAGCGGCCCAGGCCGCCGCCGAGACGGTGCGCGACAGCGCCGAGACGTCGCAGGAGACGACCGACGGTGCCGACGAGACACCGGCCGCGCCTGACGACGGAGACCGCGACACCCTCGTCCTCGTCCTCGACGAGCCGCTGCGCCAGGCCCTCGCCGTGCTGCGGTCCACCCGCGGTGGGCCGGACACTCCCGAGCAGAACCAGCGCGCCGCCCGGGCCGCGATCCGCGCCATGGCGGACACCGTCCTCGACATGCGGCAGCACACCCAGGAAGGCACCACGCCGTGAGCCCTCGCCCCGAAGCCGTCGCCGCCGCCGACTGGTGGGCGGCGCAGCTCGCCCGCCCCGCCCGCCACGACGTCGGCGACGCCCAGGCGAACGCGGTCACCAATTCGGTGTCCGAGCTTGTGCAACGCCAGCGCAATCAGGGTCAGATCGCGGCCATCCGTGAGGCCCTGGTCGACGAGATCGAGCAGGTCGCCGCCCGGGCGGCCGTCGACCCGAAGCGGCTCACGCTCGTCGGCAGCCTGCCCGCCGACGCGCCCGCCCGCTGGGCTCGGCGCCACGGCTACCGCTGCCTGCCCACCATGGGAGGCGTCATCGTGCAGCGCGGTTACGAGACCCCGATCGTCGCCGGCCTCGGAGACACCCTGCTGTGGGACGGCGAGCGGATCACCCTGCTGGAGCGGCCATGACCACGCCGATACCCCGTCCACCGGGCCTATGGCGCGCGATCGCCCGGGACAGCCGCCTGAATCCGGAGGAGGCCGCCGCACGTGCCGCGGTCACCGCGACCCAGGCGGAGCTCGAACCCCCGACGGCAGCACCGCCGCTGCCGGAGGACGACCCCATCAACTGGCCCGTCGAACGCCGACTCGCCCCGTACCAGTCCCGCATCGAACGGGCCGGATGGAAGGCGGTCCTCGTCGTGGGCGAAGACCGGGCACGACTCGACGGGTTCCACGCCGACGGCGCCGCGGTCATGCTCACCGCCATGCGCGGCCGCAAGGTCTATGTCTACGTCCTCCCGCCGACAGGCAGGAAGACCCCTCGCTGGCGCGCCGTCAACGCCTCGACGCTCGAGGACTTCCTGCGGCGCCGCAAGATCAGAGGCTTCCACTACCCGGTCAGCGGCTGCACCTGCACCAAACGCCGGTATCCGACCGAAGCCACGGCGAAGGCGGCCATCGTCGACATCACGATCCGCCGCGTCGTCAAGGAGCACGGCATCCAGTCCGAACGGCGCGTCTACCGCTGCCCAGACGATGACCGGGCCTGGCACATCACCCACATCCCGAAGTGGTACAGCGACGACGAGCCGAAGCAGAAGACGAGGACCAGGTGAGCGCACCCCTTCACATCCGTCCGACGACGTTCCCACCGGTCGGCTTCAGTACGGCCCCGCCCGTCCGCGCCTGGGCAGCCTGGTGCCGCCCGTGCGGGCGCGACATCACCGGCCTGCTTATCGGCCGGTCCGCACGGCTCGACCGCGCAGGCTGGGAGGCCTGTATGGCGGCCGCCAGCGCCCACATCACCCAGCACAAGACCGGTGGCCGAGTGTGAAGCTCTGCGAGAAGCCAGAGAGCGATCCACTGTGGCAAGGTCTCGTCATCGCCCATGAGTCCCGCTCCCGGTGGATAGCCGTCCGCATGCTGTTCAACCACCGTCTCATCTGCGTGCCCGACAGCCGTGACCCGTTCAGGGCTGAGACGCACGGCTGGTGCTACCGCAGCATGGCGGCGCTCACCGTGTCCGCCACCCTTTTCGAGCCCGACACCCAGGACGAGCCGCTTGGCTGGCACAAGCGTGCAGGCGGTGACATACGGCGAGCGCCGCGCCGCGACCAGGATCCAGAGCACAACCGTCCACGTTGCGTCCACGGCAGCTACCTCGGTGCCGATTTCTGCGAGCACGCTGGCGTCTGCCCCGAAATCCTGGCGCATGCCCGAAAGGACGTCCGATGACGCACCACAACCTCGACGTCGCCGACGCGCGCACGGGCATCGTGCGTCAGTGCGTCGTCCTCTGCGACACCTGCATCTACCGGCCCGACAACCTGGCCCATCTCGCGCCCGGCCGGCTCCAGCAACTGACCCAGGCCGCCATCGCCAATGAGGGGCACGTCGTCTGCCACACCACCATCGGCACCCCGGCACCCGCAATCTGCGCCGGCTTCGCTCGCCATCCGATCGGGGCCCTCCGCTCGCTGGCGCTGCGTTTGGTGCGAGCAGGCGCCCTCACCTTGCAGCTCGTCATCCCACCTGCCCACTACCTCCGCGACGACGGCATGGACCGCTGCGTCCACGGCACCCTCGGCCCCGCCTCTGGCCCGGCGCGCCAGGACCTGGCCGACGACGAGCCCGCCGCCGAAGCGCAGCAGGCCGAGGCCGCAGCAACGGATCTGGAGGCCTGATCATGGCCGCATCGCAACTCGCCCTTGCCATCACCGGGACGGCACCGGCCCCCGAGAAGTGGGGCGTCGTCGTCGACGAGGCCCGGCTCTACAGCATCGGCGGCAGCCCCACCGAGTGGTGGACCGCCAGCGCCGCCCAGTTCCGTCGCAACGGACGCCTCCGCCACCTCACCACGCTCATCATCGGCGGCAGCGTCGAGCTCGGCCCCTTCGACCGCGAGGACGCCGACTTCGCACGGGACCACCTGATCGCCAACGGGGTACGCCCGGAGCTGGCAGCCGTCCGCCGCTGGACCGAGCAGCCGCATCTCCTGGGCTGCCGCAAGGCCGCGCCGTGCCGCCTCTGTACGCCGAGCGCCAACACCGCCGGGGCGCGGCAGGACTGGGCGCAGCAGTCGTGACCGCCCTCGATGCCAGCGGCGGGGAACCTCGGCTGTCGCCCCGTCATCGTTGACGACATCCACCACGTCTGGCGGGTCCGCGGAGCATCGAGCAGGTCATCACATGGGAAGCTCGGCCCATGAGATACCGCGTCATCGGGGCCCTATGCGTGCCCCTACTCGCCCTCGCCTGCGAAAGCGGCTGCTCATCATCGAAGCCGGCGAAGGCTGCGCCCTCCCCGTCGAGCACTCGGTCCTACCTGCACCCAAACCGTGACCTCTCAAGGGTCACCGCAGACTGCGACTCCGATAACGAGCCCTATCTGACGTTGTGGATCACCAATCACTCGTCGCACTCCATGGCCTACGACATCAAGTACAACCTCGTCGACGCCCAGGGGAAGACCGTGGGTTCGGCTGGAGGTGTCTTCGCCGTGAAGGCCCACGGAATCATCGGTGACACGCGCTTGTTCGACGTCAGCGGCCACTGCGGCAAGCGGGCGCGGCTGGCCTACGTCAACGCCTACAACGATGACGGCCACGGCGACGAACAGCCGAGCCTCTGACCGCGCTGCACTCACACGCCCGTCAGTGCTCCCACGCGTCCGGGCCGCCGCCGCGCCACTCGAACAGCTCGGCATGCTGCGCCACGTCCAGCTCATCCCAGCCCTCAAGGCCGGCCCGCTCGAGGAAGACCGCGAGATCGTGGAGCGAGTACGCCGTGCCGAGGATCGCGCCGTCCACACGCACCCGCCGCCCGCCGGTCTCGCTGGGCGGGTAGACGACGATGCGGGCACTGGCCATGCCACCAGCCTTGCCCGGCGGCCCGCGAACCGCACGCCGGGCTACTCCGCGTGCCGAGCTGCCTTCTTCACGAGGTCCTCGACGTCGTTCCGCGCCTGCCCCTCCTCCTGGGCGTGCTCGGTGACCGCGGCCTGGACGTCACGGGCCAGGTCCCGCCAGGCACGCCATGCAGTCTCATACGTCTGGCTCTGCTGCTCGCTCCAGGCCTGCGCGGTGGGCGGCCCGTACTGGTCCCGCAGCTGCTCGACCTGCGCCTGCGCCCGGTCGGCCGCACGCTGCATCTCCACAAGTTCCTCAAGGGTGTGTGCCACGCGCAGGGATCTTAGGGCGGCGGCGGAAGACCAGCCGCCAGGCACACTGGACCGGTGACCCGCACCGATACCGGACGTGACGGCCGGCCCCTCGTCACCACCCCTCAGGCCGCCTACTCCCTCGGCATGGAGCCCAAGCGATTCCGCGACTGGGCGCGACGGCGCGCCCTGGCCCCGGCCGGCTCCCGGCCCAACCCCTCACGCGGGCAGGCCCTCGCCCTGTGGGACCTCGCCGACATCGCCGACGCCGTACGCCACCAGTCCATACGCAACCCCGTAGGCCATCACACCTGATCAGCCCAGGCTTGACAGATGATCAGCGTGACGCTCATTCTGTGAGACGGTGGCAGCGCTGTCGCAAAGGTCTCCCACCACACCATGCCACCAGCAGCATCACGAGCCCGGCCAGAGCGCCGGGCTTCCGCATGTCCGGGGGTGGCCACCATGACCCAAACCTTGACCATCACCGTGAGCACCGAACTCGCCGACGCCTTCGAGGCGCACGGGCACCTGCTCGCGCCAGCCACGGTGGTCGGCGAGACACCGTCGGCCAACCCTTTCTGGCGCACCTATCTGGTACACCACCCCCACGCCCCGGCTGGTGTCACCAACGCCGTGCCTATCCTCCAGCGCAGCTCCCAGGGCGCTGTGTCTGTGCTCGGATGGGAGTGGTGCGACGCCCACGGCAGCGCCGTACGGCCCCCTCCTGCTCATGTCTCAGCTCAGTGAGCAGGAGATCCAGCGCCGTACCAGGCAGGCCCGCAGCGGCAGGCCCTGGCGCAGGGTCCAGGCACTGGTGTTCGCACAGGAGACCCACTGCTGGCTGTGCCATCGGTACGTAGACCAGTCGCTACCAGGCACGACGCATCCCATGGCACGCACCGTCGATCACGTGACTCCGCTCTGGCTCGGTGGTGACCCGCTCGACCGGGCCAACTGTCGGCTCGCCCACCGCCGCTGCAACACGATCCGCAACAACCAGATGCGCGCTGCGCACCGCCCGCGCCCGAGCTTCACAGTGGACGCAGCGAGCCTCTGACCTGCAGGTATGCCCTTCCGGTAGTCGCTGCGGTTGCCTGCCCGAGATCTCTCAGCCCAGTTGATCACCGCGTTCGTCCGCAAACGCACCCATATGCCCGAATTCCTGGGCAAGATCGGGTTTTTTGATCAAGGGGTGGTTGACCCCGCCCCCACCTGACCCTCCCTCTCCCCCCGCGATTTTTCGGGCAGCGCAAATGATCACGGGAGGAGAGGGGGACGAGTGGCTGAGGAGCCTGCCGGCCTCGGTGAGCGGGGCCGCCGGATGTGGCGGGAATCCCTGGCGATCTGGTCTCTGACTCCGGCACATCTGGTGCTGCTGGAGGAGGCTTGTCGGATCGCGGACCGGCTTGAACTTCTTGACTCCATACTGCGGGGATCCTCGGCTGATGTCAACGTCGACGTCGCTCAATTCGCTGATATTTCGGCCCTGTTGAGCGAGTCTCGGCAGCAATCGGCGGCTCTCAAGGCACTTCTGGCAGAGATCCGGCAAGGCCAATACGGCGCTTCACCGTCTTCGGTCGATCCGGCAGGAGGTGCGGGTGTCTCGGACCTCACCGCGCGGATCGCTCGGAAGCAAGCCGAGGGTTGAGCTCGCCCCGCCGTCGGCGTACACGCTCGGCCCGGAGGCCTGCGAACTCGCCAGGCGCGCCGGCCTCATCGCGGACCCGTGGCAGGCCGACAGCCTCGACCTGATGATGTCCCGGCGCGCGGACGGGAAGTGGGCGTGCTTCGAGTTCGCCGAGTGGGTGCCCCGCCAGAACGGCAAGGGCGCCATTCTGGAGATCCGGGCCCTCGCCGGGTTCCTGCTCCTGGGCGAGCAGTTGCTGATGTGGTCCGCCCACGAGTACAAGACCGCGATCCGTGCGTTCCGGCGCATGAAGGCCCTCTTCAAGCGGCTCGGCAAGCAGGTCGGTGCGAATGAGAACCTCCTCGAAGTCGACGGCATCCGCATCAAGGTCATCAACACGAACGGTGAAGAGGGCTTCGAGCGCCTCGACACCAACGCCGAGTTGAAGTTCATCGCCAGGAGCAAGGGATCCGGTCGCGGCTTCACGGGCCACGTGAACATCATCGACGAGGCCTTCGCCTACACCTGGGACCAGAACGAAGCCCTCATGCCGACGATGCGGGCCGTCGAGAACCCCCAGATCATCTACACGTCGACGCCGCCGCTCTCGGGCGACTCCGGCGACGTCATGTACCACCTGCGCGAGCGAGCTGAAGCAGGAGGGGACAGCTCGCTCGGCTACCGGGACTGGGGCCTCGGCGGCGACCTGGAGCACCTCGCCGACGTCGACCTCGACGACCCGACGCTGTGGCAGGCCACCAACCCGGCATGGGGCCGCCGCGTCACTGAAGAGGCCACAGCGCGCGACCGGCGCGGCATGTCGGACCAGGGCTTCGCCCGCGAGATCCTCGGCATCTGGCCCAAGCGCGCCGAAGGGTCCACGGTCATCGACCCCGCCAAGTGGGCGCAGATGCTCGACGAGCACTCGCAGCGCGACCGGGACGCCGGCCTCGCGCTCGGCGTGGACATCAGCCCCCTGCGGGACTCCTCGGCGATCTGCGTGTACGGGCTCCGCGCGGACGGTGTCGGGCACGCCCAGCTCGCCGACTACCGGCCGGGCACCAAGTGGCTCATCCCGCGCCTGGTCGAGCTGCGGGAGGCCCTGGAGCCCCTCGCGATCGCCATGGGCCGCGGCACCTTCGCGTTCCTGAAGACCGCCCTCGACAAGGCGGACTTCGAGCTCCCGGAGGATTCGGACGAGCCGGAGCCCGGCGACCTCGCCGTGACCGGTGCACTCGACATGGCGGCCGCCACCGGCCAGGTCCTCGACGGCGTACGCGAGCAGGCCTTCCGCGTGGTCCCGAACCGGCACCTCGACGTCGCCGTGGCCGGAGCCAAGACGAAGGCCTCCGGAGACACGATCGCGTGGACGCCGACCAAGAGCGACGTCGACATCACCCCGCTCGTCGCCATGAGCCTCGCCCGCTGGTCCTACACCGCCCGATCCCACCTGCTCGCCGACGCCGAATACGACGTCCTTGACTCGATCTTCTAGGAGGTGACGCGGTGCAGACCCACTGGGAGTATCCGGAACAGCCCGACGAGGCGCTGGCGGCGCACGTCGCCACCGTCAAGAGGATCGCGCACGTCGTGCCCATGAGCGCACAGCAGCTGCTCGACGCCGGGATCCCGCTTCCGCCGGGCGTGGAGAGGCCGCCGGCGCCGCCGCGGCCGCCGCTGTACCGGCGCTGGCGATGGGCATACCTGGACGCCGTACGCCGCCTGCGTGAGCGCATCGGCTTCTGGATCGCCGGCTACCGGCCCGAAGAGGATTGGTAGGCAACAGTGAAGCTGTGGCCCTGGCGCAAGCGATCCCGCCGCGTGGACGACGACGCGGGCCCGGTCCTCGTCGGCGACATGTGGATGGACGCGCGCGGCCGTGTGGCGAGCAGCTGGCGGTCGACGGCGCGCGCCACGTGGGGGCGGCGGCTCGGCCTGGCGGTGCGCGGCGTGCGCCGCGCCGGCGGGTGGCTCGTCGGTGTCGAGTCCCGCAGCGCGGTTGAGCGGCGGTCCATCACGTCGGTGCCCTGGAACGTAGGCGGCTCGCCCGCATCCGGCGGCGCGGTCAGCGTCGACCGGGCGCTGCGCCTGGCGCCGGTGTACGCGGCCGGTCGGATCCTGGCGTCCAACCTGGCGGCTGCGCCGCTGCGCCAGTTCCGGGAGACCAGCAGTGGAGTGCAGCAGCTGCCGCTCGCGAGCCTGTTCTCGAGCCCGTCGACGCAGGGCAACTTGCACGACTGGATCAAGCGGGCCGTCCTGTCAATGGTCTACCGGGGCAACGCCGTCGGCTACGTCACCGCAAGGGACTTCTACGGCTTCCCCACGATGGTCGAGTGGCTGCCGATGGACTGGGTCCAGGTCGTCGACTCGATGCCGTACGGCGAGGGCAGCTTCGTCAACCCGATCTGGTACATCCTCGGCAACCGGGTGCAGGACCCCAACGACATCGTGCACATCCCCTGGTTCACGGTGCCGGGCAAGGTCCTCGGGCTGTCGCCGATCGGGGCCTTCGCCTCGATGGCGTCGACGAGCCTGGCCGCGCAGGAGTACATGGAGGCCTGGCACAGCACGGGCGGGGTCCCGCCGGGCACGTTCAAGAACACGGCGAAGAAGGTCGACCAGAAAGAGGCCGCGGTCATCAAGGCCCGTCTGGTCGAGGCCATCCGCAGCCGGCAGCCGATCGTGCACGGCGCCGACTGGGACTACGAGGCCATCACGGTCCCCGCGTACGAGGCGCAGTTCATCGCCACCCTGAAGCTGGGAGCGACGCAGGTCGCCGCGATCTACGGCGTGCCACCGGAGCTGATCGGCGGCGAGACCGGCGGGTCGATGTCCTACAGCAGCCCGGAGCAGCGGGAGATCGAGCTGATCCAGCTGACGCTGCTGCCGTGGATGAGCACGCTGGAGTCGCACCTGTCGATGCTCATCCCGCGCGGGCAGTGCGTGAAGTTCGACGCCGACTCGCTGATCCGTCTGGACCCGCTGACCCGCTGGTCGATGTGGGAGAAGGCCCGCCTGATCGGCGGCATGAACATCGACGAGGTGCGCAACAAGGAGAACCTGCCGCCCCTGCCGGACGGCCAGGGACAGGACTACACGCCGCTGCCGATCCAGGCCGGCGTCTCGATCACTCCGCCGACGATCCGCAGCGAGGGCGACGACCCCCGGCTGCGGCTCGTTCGGGGGAGCGAACAACAGCATGGCTGAGCAGGACACAACCACCCCGCTGGAGGGCACTGTGGAGATCGAACGCCGGTACACCTCCGGCGACACCGGCAAGGCCGAACTGCGCGCCGACCAAGGGCAGAAAAGGATCGGGGGATACGCGGCCGTCTTCAACCGGCAGTCGAAGAACCTCGGCGGTTTCATCGAGGTCGTCGACCCCATCGCCTTCAACCAGTCCAGGGGCGACGGCTGGCCCGACGTGATCGCCCGCTACAACCACGACGACAACCAGCTGCTCGGCACCACCGCGGCCGGCACCCTGCGCATGAGCATCGACCAGTACGGCCTCTCGTACGACGTGCTCCCGCCCGGGTCGATGTCGCACGTGGTCGAGCTGGTCGAGCGCGGCGATGTCCGCAAGAGCTCGTTCGCGTTCCGGACCCTGGACGACGACTGGACGATGACCGAGCAGGGTTACCCGCTGCGGCGGTTGCTCGGCGCCCAGGTCGTCGACGTAGCCCCGGTCAACACCCCCGCCTACGCAGACACCTCGGCCGGCCTGCGCTCGCTCGCTGAGAAGTTCGACGCGCCGCTCGAGGAAGTCCGCTCACTCGCCGAGGCCGACGAGCTCCGCAAGTTCTTCGTCCGCTCCGACGGGCCCGCCCCGCAGCGCAAGGCGAAGAAGGGCATGGCAGGACACGCCGCCGCGGCGGCACTCCTCGCCCGCCGCGAAGACCCGTACGTCTGAGCCCCCCGCGGGCTACGTACGCACTGCACCACCAAGACCCCCGCACACACGGGGGCGGCACGACCGTCCTGGACCGCGTAACCACACCGCCACGGCGCCGACTTGGGCAACCCCCGGTCGGCGTCCGCTCTGGGTGCGGCGAAGCACACAACGGGCCGCGTGTGACACGGAGAGGGATCAGCGGACCGCCGGTTGCGAAGAGGCGCCGGCCACCGGCACCCCCAGGGGTGCGGGACCGCGAGGGCTCCCGGTCGAGATCTCGAATTCGATCGGACGGGAGTCCACCCATGTCGGACATGGTGAAGAAGCTGCGGGAGCGCCGCGGCCAGGTCTGGGAGCAGATGAAGGGCATCGCAGACCGCAGCACCGAGGAGAACCGCAACCTCACGGCCGAGGAACAGGGCCAGTGGGACGTGATGAGCGAGGAGCTCGACAAGCTCGACGAGCGCATCAAGGCGGCCCTCGACACCGAGCAGCGCGCGAAGGACGCCGACGCGGCCTTCGACCGGCTGCACGGCGGCCGCGGCGGCGGCCCGGGCGACGGCGGTCCGGGCGACGGAAAGCGTGGCAGCGCCCCGGCCGAGGGTGACAACGCCGAGCTGCGGGCGTGGATGCGCGGCGAGACCCGAAGCCGTTTCTTCGACGTGCGCCCGAAGGGCCGCATCGACTGGCGCTCGCTCCAGCAGCGCGCGCTCACCGTCGGCACCGCCACCGCCGGCGGCGACACGGTCCCGACGACTTTCTACGACCGCCTGATCGTGCACCTGATCCAGAACAGCGCGATCCTGCAGTCGGGTGCGACCGTCCTGAACACGGACGGCGGCGAGACCATCCAGGTCCCGAAGACCACCGCCCACAGCACGGCGTCGATCACCCCCGAAGGCGGCCAGATCCCCGAGTCCGACCCGGCGTTCGGTCAGGTCGAGCTCGGCGCCTACAAGTACGGCTGCCTGATCCAGATCAGCCGCGAGCTGCTGGACGACACGGGCGTCGACCTCGAGGGCTACCTCGCTATGCAGGCCGGCCGGGCCCTGGGCAACGCTTTCGGGGCGCACGCCATCACCGGTGACGGCACCTCGAAGCCACGCGGCCTCGTCACCGACGCCACCGTGGGCGTCACCGGCGGGACCGGCGTCACCGGCGGGTTCACCCCGGACGACATCATCGACCTCTTCTTCTCGGTGATCGCCCCGTACCGCAACTCGCCGGCAGCGCGCTGGATGATGGCGGACACCTCGATCGCCGCGGTCCGCAAGCTGAAGGACACCACGGGCCAGTACCTGTGGCAGCCGGGCCTCCAGGTCGGCGTGCCGGACACCATCCTCGGCAAGCCGGTCCTGACCGAACCGAACGTCGCCGCGGTCGGCCTGAACGCCAAGTCGGTGATCTTCGGCGACATGGCCCAGTACTTCGTCCGCCTCGCGGGCGGCGTCCGCTTCGAGCGCTCCGACGAGTTCGCCTTCGACACCGACCTCGTCACTTTCCGGGCGCTGATGCGCGCGGACGGCGCCCTGGTCGACCTCACCGGCGCCGTCAAGACGTTCCGCGGCGGCGCGAGCTGACACACACGGCGCGGGCGTCCCGGCGGGCGCCCGCGCCGTCCACTCTTCAGCAGGAAGGACCGCCGATGCCGCAGCCGAAGGTGTTCAACCAGGCGACCGGGCAATGGGTGCATCACGCGGCCATCGCCGACCCGTCCGGCGGCACCACCACCGACAGCCAGGCGCGCACCGCTGTGTCATCGATCCTGGCCGCGCTGCGCAACGCGGGCGTCATCGCCGGCGGCACGCACGTCAACATCGGCCACCAGTGGAACGCCTCTATGCGCAAGGTCGTCCTCGGCCCGGCCATCGCGGGCCCCACAGGCGGCACCACCACCGACACCGCCGCGCGTACCGCGATCGGCAACGTGCTGAACGTGCTGCGCGCCACCGGCATCATCGCGGGCGGCACCACCGGCCCGTCGCTCGTGCTGGACGACACCGAACACCAGTGGGCGGCCGGAGCCGCGATCGCCGACCTGGCCGTGGACGGCAGCGCCGACGACCAGCTGCGGACTGCCCTGAACGCTGCGCTCGCCGCTATGCGCGACGCCGAGCTGATCGCTTAGGAGCCCATCATGAAGATCCGCATGAAGGCCGACGTCTCCGGGTCCCGCAACGGCAAGCCGTGGCCGCGCCGCGGCGAGACCGTCGACGTCCCCGCCGCCGAAGCCGCCGACATGTGCGCGGCCGGCATCGCCGAGCCCGTCGGCGACAAGGACCACAAGGTCGAGACCGCGACGCCGGCGGACGACGCCGAGAAGCGCCAGGAACCGAAGCAGGAGCAGCAGAAGTCGGAGGAGGACGGCGAGAAGAAGCCGCTCACAACCGACTCGGCGCCCGCGGCGGCGAAGAAGACGACCTCCCAGACGACTGCGCGGAAGACGACGGCGGCGAAGACAGCCGCGGCGAAGCCGCAGGGCGACAGCAAGTAGCCAGCCCCAACTGCCTGGAGGTGACGTGTGGCGATCGTGACGCTGGCCGATGCGAAGCTGCAGCTGAACCTCGACGCTGACGACACCAGCGCCGATGTGGAGCTGCAGCGGTACATCGACGCGGTCACGGCCCCCATCGAACGGGAGCTCGGCCGGGTCGTCGAGCCTCGCACGGTCACCGACGAGATCGCCGTCACTGGCCGCCGCGCCTCGTTCCTGCTGCAGTCGGTGCCCGTCGTGTCGCTGACGTCGCTCATCTCAGCCGACGGAGCGCAGACCTGGAGCGTGGACCCGACCGTGACGCACCTGGACCCGGAATCGGGCCGTGTCACCCTGCTGTCCGGCCCGCCGTTCACCGGCACCGTCGTGGCCATCTACCAAGCCGGCATGGCGGTGATCCCGGCGAACATCCAGCTCGCCGCGCTGATCGTCATCCAGCACCTGTGGGAGACCCAGCGAGGCCGGTCCGGCGCCATGCCGGGCGGCGGCGACATACCGGTCCCGGCCGGCTACGCCATCCCGAACCGGGCTGCCGAGCTGCTGGACACACCACTGCCGGGGGTGGCGTAGATGACGGCGCCCTCGCGCGTGCCCGAGCTGATCGACGCGGTCGTGGCTGCCCTCCAGGCCTCAGCCGACCTGGGCGGCGTTCGCATCGTCGACGGGCCCCTCGTCACCGACTCCGCCGCGAGCGACTGGGTGTTCGTCGGCTACGACGGCGACCCCGATGGCGAGTTCGCCACCACGTCCACGACCCAGCAGTGGGCCGGGCTCGGCGCGCATGCGAAGAACGAGGACATCCTCCTGACCTGCGCCATCCTCGTGCGGCGCGGCAGCACCGACGTGAAGCCTTGCCGCAGTCGCGTGTTCCAGATCTTCGCCGCTGTCGAGGCCGCGGTGCGCGCGGATCCGGCACTCGGCCTGCCGCCGCCCACCGTGTGCTCCATCTCGGAGACCAGCTTCCACACCGAGCAGACCACCAACGGGGTCCAGGGGCGCATGCCCTTCACTCTGGCCTGCTCCACCCGCATCTGACCCGCCCCACGAAGGAGACCCGCATGGGCGCCGTACGCCTGCGCAACCTCGGGGAGGCCGTGCACCTGTACGCGCCCCCGGACAGCCCCAACAGCCTGCCCGTCGACGAGGGGCAGATCGTGACCGTCGCCGGACCCGTTGAGGAGACCGACGACGCGTACATCCTCGGCGAGGGCGACCGCGCCCGCGCCTTCCCGAAGAGCCGCTGGGCGCTCGAGAAGTCCAGCACGAGGAAGGCCGCGGCTGCCGCGGACTCGGCCGAAGAGAAGGGTGGTGACAGCTGATGGCGACCGGATCGGGTCTGGACGCACAGCTGATGGTCGGCACGGAGTCCACGTGGGGCACCGCGGTGACGCCCGACCACGCGTACGAGTTCAACGACGAGGGCCTCAAGCTCGACCCGTCCTTCCTGGAGCCGACCGGGCTGCGCGCCGGCCAGAAGTACAAGCGGGCCTCTCGCGTGTCCATCTCCCGCCGGAGCGTGTCCGGGGATATCACCCTGGAGCACTCCACGAAGGGCATGGGCCTGCTGTGGAAGCACGCCCTCGGCTCGTCGGTGAGCACGCCGACCACGCTCACATCCCCGGCGACCGAGCAAGTGCACACGCCGGGTGACTTCCGCGGCAAGGGCCTCACGATCCAGGTGGGCCGGCCCGAGCCGGCCACGGGCACCGTACGGCCGTTCACCTATGCAGGGTGCAAGGTGTCGCAGTGGGAGCTGACGGTCTCCGACAACGCGATCCCCACCCTGAAGCTCACCCTCGATGGCCGCAGCGAGGACACAGCGACTGCGCTGGCCGCCGCCAGCTACCCCAGCGGGGCGAAGGTCTTCACCTTCGCCAAGGCGACGCTCACGCTCGGCGGGACCGCGGCCACGGCCTCCGGCAAGACCACAGTCACCGGCGGCACGGCGGTGGCCACCGTCGTCACCGAGGTCAGCGTGCAGGGTGCGGCGCCGATGGCCACGGACCGCTACGGCATCGGCAACAGCGGTCTGAAGTCGGAGCAGCTGGAGAACGACACCCCCACGATCACCGGGTCGTTGAACGCCGAATTCAGCAAGTCTGAGCTCTACGACCACTTCACGGCCAACGACACGCTGCCCCTGGTCCTCACCCTCACCGGTGACCCGATCGGCGCTTCGGGCAGCAACGACCTGGTGGAAGTCATCCTGCCGGCGGTGAAGCTGAAGTCGGCCAGCCCGAACGTCGGCGGCCCCGACATCGTCAGCATGAGCACCGACTTCGAGGCCTACAGCGACGAGTCCAACCCGCCCATCCAGGTCCGCATCGTCTCGGGAGACGCAACACTGTGATCATCAAGCTCAAGGTCGAGGGCACCGAGTACGAGTGGGACAGCGACCGGCTCCTGGTCGCGGAGGCCCGCGAACTCAAGACGTACACCGGCTTCACGCCGCCGCGGTGGCTGGCCGCACTCGATGAGGGGGACCCCGACGCCTGCGCCGCACTGATCTACCTGGCCAAGAAGCGCGCCGGCGAGAACCTCCGGTTCTCTGACCTCGACACCCTGGACTACCACGACTTCGACTTCGAAGTGACGGACCCGGACGCCGAGGACGACGCCGACGAGCAGAGCGGTGACGGCCAGGCGGCCGGGGAACAGCCGGACCCTACTCCCGTGTCTGGCGACAGTGGGCCGACGACCCCGACGTCAGATACTTCACCTACCTCGGATCCTTCGCCTACCAGTTCAAGTACCGCCCCCGAGACGTCGGAGAGCTGACGCTCGACGAGTTCGACGTGCTCGCCGAGCTGTGCGACCACCTCGCCAAGGAAGCCGAGTCCCTCACCTAGGAAGCCGGGGACTCGGCCCCCAGGCGCCGGCCGCACAGGGGACACGTGGCGTTCTTCTCCGCGCGCCCGCTGGCCGCACCCGTCAGCGCGGCGGCCGCGAGGAATGCGGCGACTGCAGCCGCCAGCCCCAGCCCCGCGGGGTGGACGGCCGCCGGCCACACCAGCAGCCATCCGACACCACCCGCGCTCGCGTCCTCGGGGGCGTACGGGCGCACGGCGGCCACGACCGCCGCGATCACGGCGCCCAGCTCGCACAGAGTGAGCCAGGCGAGGAACATCCATCCCCTGTGCTGGATCGGCTTCACCGCCTGGTCGCAGTGCACACAGTGAGTACCGGCTGCGCCGCCGCCCTTTTGCTCACGACCCGCCGCCGATGCGCGCAGCGCCTTGATCGCTTCCAGCTTGGCGTTGCCGGTGAGGTCCGGTCGCTCACGCTCGATCTGCTCCTTGGCGTCTCGCAGGCGCATGCCTCATCCCCCCTGTTTCCGTGCGTAGTTGGCGGGATGGTCCCACCGCCCTCATACCCGGTCAACTCGATCAAGGAGGGCGCGTATGGTCGCCGATTTGGAGCTCCGTACCGGCAAGGACCTGAAGCGGATCGGCGCCGAGCTGCGACGGATGAACAACAAGGCACTCAAGCAGGAGTTCACCAAGGAGCTGCGAGCGGCAGCCAGGCCGATGGTGCCGGCCGTGCGACAGGCGATCCGGCAGATCCCCTCGAAGCGCGGCTACAGCGCCTCCGGGCTGCGCGGGCACATGTCGAAGGCCGTGAAGCTCGAGGTGCGGACCGCTGGGCGGGACGCGGGCGTCCGGATCCGCGTCGACGGCCGCAAGATGCCCAATCGGGCCCGGGCGGTCCAGGCGTACATGGAGGGCCTGAAGAAGCCCTGGCGGCACCCCGTGTACGGCAACCGCGAGAACTGGGTCAAGCAGGACCCGAAGCCCTACTTCTTCAAGACGGTGCGCCCGCTGGGGCTCGCCTCTCGGGTGCAGGTCAACAAGGCCATCGACCGTGTGGCCAAGAAGATCTCCTGACCCACCCCTGACCGACTGACCCACTGACCGGCCCGTGCCGCGTCACGACCCCTCGAGGGGAGGTGCCGCGGCATGTCGTCGACGACCACTCGCGTTCTGTACGACCTGGTCGCGCGCGACCGGGCGAGCAAGACCTTCGGGCAGGTCGGCAGCTCGGCGTCGAAGCTGGAGAAGGCCAGCGTCGCCGTTGGCGCGGCCATCAAGAAGGGGCTCGCCGTCGGCACGATGGCCGTGGCCGGCATCGGTGCCGTGTCGGCGAAGGCCGCCACCGACTTCCAGGCGGAGATGACCCGCATCTCCACCCAGGCCGGCGGCACCACGAAGGACGTGAGGGTCCTCTCGGACCAGGTCCTCAAGCTGGGCGGAAAGGTCCAGCAGGGGCCGAAGGCCCTCGCCGACTCGCTGTACCACCTGAAGAGCGTCGGCATGGACAACGTCCAGGCCATGCAGGCGCTGCGCGAAGCCTCTGACCTTGCCGCGGTCGGTCACGCCGACCTGGAGCAGACCACCAACGCACTCGCGGGCGCCTGGCGCACCGGCATCAAGGGCGCCACGTCCTTCCATGAGGCGGTTTCGACGGTCAACGCGGTCATCGGCGCCGGCAACATGTCGATGGAGCAGTTCAACCTCGCTATCGGCACCGGCATCCTGCCCAGCGCGAAGACATTCGGCTTGTCGATGCAGCAGGTCGGCGCCGCACTCGCCCTCATGACCGACGAGGGCATCGACTCGGCGTCCGCCGCGACCCGGCTGCGCATGTCCTTCAGTCTGCTCGGCGCGCCCTCCGGCGCGGCCGAGAAGCAGCTGAAGAAGATCGGTCTGTCCGGGCTGCAGCTCGCCAACGCCATGCGCGGCAAGGACGGGCTGATCGGCGCGCTGACGCTGCTGAAGGACCACCTCGACGAGTCGGGGATGTCCGCGGCCGAGCAGTCGCAGCTGCTGTCCCGGGCGTTCGGCGGCGGCCGGTCCAGCTCCGGCATCCTGCTGATGCTCAACAACCTGGACGTCCTGGTCAAGAAGCAGGAGCAGATCAACCACTCCATCGGCAAGTTCGATGACGCGGTCAAGCAGCAGAGGAAGACCGCGCAGGCGGAGTGGGCGCGGCTGACGACCGGCCTGGAGTCGGCGTCGGTGCGGCTGGGCCTGGTCATCCTGCCGCCCATCACCGGTTTCGTCGGGTTCATCAACGACAAGGCGATCCCCACCGCGGCCCGCTTCGGCCGGACGATGGGGAGCTTGGTACCCGTCGGCAAGATCAAGCAGAGCATCGCCGACGTCCAGTCGACCGTCGGCGGCTTCCTGTCCGGGGTGACCGGCGGGAACGGTATCGGCGGGTTCCTCAAGGGCCTCACCGGCGGCGGCCAGGCGAAGAAGCCGGCGTCGCCGCTGGACAAATTCCCGACGACCGTGCTGCAGCCGCACGGCGGGGCGCCGCACCTCGGATCGGCGCAGACGTCGGCGACGAAGGGACCCGGGACGGCGCTGGCCCCGCGGCCGCACTACGGTGTCGGCCAGGTCGCGCCCGTGACCGGCGTGCGGGGCCCGGCGCTGGCCCCCATGCCACACGGCGGGTCTGGGCTGGCCGCACCGCTCGTCAAGCAGCCGAAGGCGGCACCTCCCAAGTCGGCTGCGCAGCAGCTGGGGGAGAGCGTCCGCAAGGCGGTCACCGGCGGCATCGAAGGCGTCGACTGGGGCAAGCTGGGGCCGAAGCTGGGATCCGGCCTGGCCACGGCGATCGGCTGGCTCGGCCAGCACACCGCCGACCTCACGAAGCGCCTGGTCGGCGCCCTCTCCAAGATCGATTTCGTTGAGATCGGCAAGAGCTTCGGCGGCGCCGCGATCCCCCTCGCGATCGGCTTCATCACGAACCTCTTCTCGCCGCTGTTCTCGCTGGACTTCTGGAAGAAGCACTGGCTGGACACCATCATCGCGGTGATCTCGGTCATCCCGATCGGACGTCTCGCCGGGGGACTGGCCAAGATCTTCGAGCACATTCCGATCCTGAAGATTTTCGAGCCGGTGCTGTCCGGGATCAGCAAGCTCGGAGGCTGGATCGAGAAGGGGCTGAGCAAGGTTTTCGGCCCCTTCAAGCGGGGTGTCGTCGATGGCTTCCGCAGGGCTTTCCCCGAGGCGGCCGCGGCGCTCGAACGGGAAGCCGGCCTGATCACGACGCGCCTGGGCCTGTGGGGGCTGAAGCTGCTCGACACGGGATCGAAGGCGGCCCGCGCCCTCGGCTCCGGCATCGAAAGAGGCATCTCCTGGGTCACTGAGAAGGCCCTCGGCCTGGGCAAGGCTGTCGTCAGCCCGTTCGCGAAGGCCGGCGGCTGGCTGCTCGGCAAGGGCCGGGACCTGATCCTCGGCCTGACCAGGGGCATCGCTGAGCGGGCGTCGGGAATCGGTAGCTGGATCTGGGCCCGGACCGGCCGCCCCGCGGTGGACGCGTTCAAGAACGCCGGCAGCTGGCTGCTCAGCAAGGGCAAGGCACTTGTCTCCGGCGTCCGTACGGGCGTCGTCGACGGCGCGAAGGGCATCGGCTCGTGGGCCTGGAACCGGATCGCGAAGCCGCAGCTCGACATGTTCCGCAACGCCGGATCGTGGCTGGTCTCGAAGGGCCGCTCCCTCGTCTCCGGTATCCGCTCGGGCGTCGTCAACGGGGCGAAGGGCATCGGCTCGTGGGCCTGGAACAAGATCGCGAAGCCGCAGCTCGACGCGTTCAAGAACGCCGGATCGTGGCTGCGCGACAAGGGCGGCGCCCTGATCTCCGGCATGAAAAACGGCATCGTCGACAAGATCAAGGGCATCGGAAAGTGGGCCAAGCAGAACATCGTTGACCCGGTCGTCGACGCGGTGAAGACGTTCTTCGGCATCAAGAGCCCCAGCCGCGTCTTCATGGGCATCGGCGGTCACCTCATCAGCGGCCTGATGAAGGGCATGGCGACCACCAACGGAAAGCAGATCGCCACGACCGTGTTCGGCGACCTGCCGTCCGCGCTCGGCTCCATCGTCGGCAAGGGCCTCATCTCCGTGTCCAAGCTGCCCAGCAAGGCCATGAACGCGTTGGCAGGCCTGGGCAGCAAGTTGGGAGGGCTCTTCAAGGGCCTGTTCGGCGGCGGAGGCGACAGCAAGGGCGTCAGCCGATGGTCTGAGACCGTTGCCACGGCGCTCGGCTTGCTCGGCGCGCCGGCGAGCGCGCTGCCCGCCGTCCTCAAGCGCATCGAGATGGAATCCAGCGGCGACCCCACCGCGATCAACCTCACGGACATCAACGCGCAGCGCGGTGACCCCTCCCGCGGCCTCATGCAGACCATCGGCAGCACCTTCAACGCCTACGCCGGCCCGTTCCGGTCACGCGGCATCTACGACCCGCTCGCCAACGTGTACGCCGGCATCAACTACGCGATGCATGCCTACGGGTCCAACTGGATCAACGTCATGACCCGGCCCGGTGGCTACGCCAGGGGCACCCGCGGCGCCGCCCGCGGTCTGGCCTGGGTCGGCGAGCGCGGTCCCGAGCTGGTCAACTTCAGCGGCGGCGAGGACGTCCTCAGCCACCCCGACTCCGTGGCTTTCGCGCAGGCCCACGGGATCCGGCTGCCCGGCTACGCATCCGGCACGATCCTCAACGCAGCTGACCGGGTGAAGCGGGACCGGCAGGCGGTCGAGGACGCCAAGGACGCTCTCTCGCGGGCGAAGCGCCGCCACAAGGGCGAGGCCGCCGCGCAGAAGAAGCTCGAGGCGGCCGAGAAGGAATTGAAGGCCGCCGAGATCGCACTGTCCAACGCCAAGAGGTCGGCGAAGACATCAATCTCGAACACGATCAACACCGGGTTGCTGAAGACTCTGGAGACCGGGACGTCGTCGTCGATCGCCAGCGCGATCAAGTCTTTGGCGACGAAGCTCCTCAACGCTGGCTACAACAAGACCGCCTCGGCGATCCAGAAGAAGGGCAGCCAGCTGGAGACGCTCGCGAACAAGCGGGCCAGCATCCAGAGCACGATCAACGCGGCGAACCAGTATGCCTCGGATCAGACGACGAAGATCAACGACTTCCTCAGCATCAGCGGGACCTCTGCCACGTCGGTGGGCGGCCTCATCTCTCAGATGACGGGCCAGCAGAAGACCGCGAGCAACTTCGTGGCCCTGACGAAGTCGCTGAAGGCGCGCGGTGCGTCGAAGGAGCTGCTGCAACAGCTGGAGGACGCGGGCCCGGGCAGCCAGCTCGCGACGATCCTCGGCGACAAGAACGTCAAGCAGTCGGACATCGCCAAACTGAACGGCCTGGTCAAGTCGGGCGGGAAGCTCGCCACGTCCTTCGGCAAGGACATGGCGGACTTGATGTTCGACAGCGGCAAGGACGCGGGCAAGGGCTTCCTCGCTGGGCTGAAAGCCCAGCAGAAGGCGCTCCAGAAGCAGATGGACGTGCTGGCCAAGGCCCTGGTCGACCAGATCAAGAAGAGCCTGAAGATCAAGAGCCCGTCCGTCGTGATGCGGGACCAGGTGGGCAAGCAGGTCGCGCTCGGCATGGCCGTCGGCATGGACCGGCACCGGCCCCACGTAGCTGCCGCCGGCCGCCGCCTGGCGACGACCGCCTATGCGGCATCGGCCGGCGGCAGTTCCGCGCGCGCCAACGCCGCCTTCGGCTACCTCGCGCAGCTCATCAACAGCGGCCAGCTCGGCGGCAGCGAGGTCCACGTGCACTTCGACGACCCGACGCTGAAGGATCTGATCCGCGTCACCACCACACCGATGATCAAGGCGAGTGCGGACCGGCAGGCCTACCGGGCGAACGTCGGGAGGCGTTGATGACGATCTCTTACCTGAGCCAGGGCGGGACGGCTACAGACGCGGCCACCGTAACGCCGTCGTACTCGGTGACCCCGTCAGCAGGGCAGCTTGGCATTCTGCAGGTCGTCTCCTCGCACCCCAACTTCTCCACCCCGTCCACGCCGTCTGGCTGGACGCTGGCCGGCAGCTTCTCCGGTGGCGGCGGAACGCTCGGGGCCGGGACGGGGCCACGCAGGATCACCATGTTCGTGCGGGAGATGGTCGGCGGGGACGCGAAGCCCACCACGTCCATCCCCTCCGGGAGCACGGGCTCCGTCATCGCAGGCACGATCGCCCTGCTGTCCCGGACGACGGGTACCGGCTGGCGGTGGGCATGGGCGGCGGGTGAGGACACGACGTCGGGCACCGCGTTCTCGGCGCCTTGTGCCACTGCCCTGACCTGGGCCGTGGGCGACTTCGCGTGGTGGGGCTACGCTCTGCCGGTGTCGACCGACGGTTTCCCGTCGGTGGGCATCACCGCAGCGGGCGTCACCTTCGACACGGCCACAGGCCGGTTCTCCGCCGGGGCGGCAACCGGCAACGGCGCTCGCTCCGGAGCGGCCAGCGCATCCGTGACCGCGGGCTCGGCCACGGTCGCGCCCACAGTCACATCGACGCTCAACACGGCTTCGACAGGCGTCGCTGGCGTACTGCGGGTGCGGGAGGCCAAGAGCGGGATCGCGGTCAGTCCCCAGTCAGTGTTCCCACCGAGGAACCTCGTGTCCGTGACCGGGCTGGAAGCGGACGACATCACCAGCGTGAGCATGTTCCGGCAGCAGGGCACCGACCTCACTGGGGTGCGGGCCGCGTCGGGAGTCGACACCACCGGCGCGGACGTTCTGCTCCGGGTGGATGCCGAGCAGCCCTTCGGCGTGGCCGTCAACTACGCGGCCACCCTGACGGACGTCAACGGCATCTCCTGGACGGTCTACTCGGGGCCGATCACGTCCACCGTGGACGGTGACGTCATCTCCGACGCTGTCCAGGGCACCGGCGCGAAGGTCTTCATCGAGGCCTGGGACGACAAGAAGCGCACCCGGGACGCGACGGTTTTCAACGTGGGCGGGCGCCTGGTCGTCGTCGGCAAACCGCGCTCCGGCGCGCAGGGCACCGTCAGCGTGTCCACCGACACCGACGACGCCGGCGACGCCCTGCAGGAGGTCCTCGCCAACGCCACCGAGGGCGTCATCCTGATCCGCAAGCAGGTCACCCTCGCGGGTGTTGACGGCTACCTGGCGCTGATCGATGACGACGAACGCCGTACCTGGTCCATCCCGTACCGGATCTGGGACCTGTCCACCGCAGAGGCGGAGGCCTGGCCGGACAGCCTGGAGGCGGCCGGCTTCACCCTGCAGGACATCGCCAACAACTACTCGACGCTGTCCGACCTCGCTACCGACTTCGTGACGCTGCTCGCGATCGCCCTGTTCGACTGGGGTGGCTGACGTGCTGGACATGTCGAACGTCGCACTGGATGTCGTGCAGCGCTCCTTCACCATGCAGGTCCGCGCCGAGTCCTGGCGCGACGGCGAGCTGCTCGCCGCGGACATCCCGGTCGCGGACGGCAGCGAGGACCGCGACCGGTCGCTCGCCGTGCCGGAGCGGGTCAGCCTGACCGTGCCCCGCCGGGACCGCGGCTTCGACTGGAACCCGGGCGCCGACCCGGACCACCCGCTGGCCGCGTACGGGCAGCAGCTGCACATCAGCTATGGGGTCGACATCGGTGGCGACTTCGAGTGGATCGACCGCGGATGGTTCCTGATCACTGAGTCGGGTGCGACGGACGACACGACGGTCAGCGTCACCTTGCAGGGCCTGCTCACCTGGGTCGATGAAGCGAAATTCGCGGCGCCCTTCCAGCCGTCGGGCACGCTCGCGTCGACGATCCGCTCCCTGGTCGAGCCCGCGCTGACCGTGAATCTCGACGGCACCCTCATCGACCGGTCAGTGCCGGTCGGCATGCAGTGGGACAGCGACCGGATGGCTGGCCTGGCGGAAGTCCTCGCTGCGTGGGCTGCAGACGCAGTCGTGACCGCGGACGGCACCCTGCTTGTGGAACCGCTCACGGACGACGGCAGCCCGGTGCTGTCACTGACAGACGGCCTCGGCGGCACGGTGATGCGCTGGCAGGGGAGCAGCAGCCGGGACGGCGCGTTCAACTGCGTGGTAGCCCAGGGCGAGGACAGCGCGGGCAACCAGATCCAGGGCGTCGCCTACGACACCGATACCGCGAGCCCGTTCCGGCTCGGTGGACCGTTCAACCCGCTTCCCGTGCCGTACCCGTTCAGCTCACCGCTGATGACGACCGTCGCCCAGTGCCGCAAGGCGGCGGCCGCCAAGCTGCTGCAACTGCGACGAACTGCATCGCGTCGCCTGGCGGTGAGCATGGTCCCGCATCCGGGCCTGATGACTGGCGACATCATCGCCGCCACTGGCGCCGGCTTGACCGACACGCCGTGCGTGATCGAGACGCTGTCGCTGCCGTACTCGCCCGGCGAGATGAACCTCACCGTGAGGGTGCTCTGACATGGCCGACTTCGCAGATACCCGGGTCTCTCTCGCCGGGCAGGGTGCCCTCATCGGCGTCTCCGCGACAGCGTCCGCGTCCGGGGCGTGCCTGGCCGACATCGGCGGCATCCGCGTCACCGTCCGCGTGCCACCCAGCCTGACCGTCACCGCGAAGCAGAGCCTGCTCATCTTGCGCAAGGGCTCCACCTACTGGGCGATCAGCGTCCTCACGGCACCGCCAGCGGTCCCGCCCGCGCCACCACCACCCGATGACAGCGTGTCCACCAGCGATCCGGCCCCGGCGCCGAAACCGACGACGACCACGGGCACTCTGGTGTGCTCGCCGGTAGCGACCTCGACGTGGCGGGACGGGCACTGGCGCACCGACATCGGCAGCTCCACCTCGGCTGACACCTTCCAGGGCCGATACGCCGGGAGCGGGTACGGACGGATGAGCGGGTTCGCGTTCTACGGCTCGAAGCCGAGGTCGATCGCGGGTGCCTCCGTCACGAAGGTGACCGTCCGGCTGCGGCGGCTGACGTCCGGCGACTACGGCACGCGCAGCCCCACGCTGCGCCTGGTCTCGGAGTCCACCCGGCCCAGCTCCTTGCCGACGCTGAACGAGACGTCGCCGGGGCCGGCCCTCGGCGTCCAGGGCCACGTGTCGCCGTCGGAGGCCACCTTCACCCTGCCCACGTCGTGGGGTCAGGCCATGGTCGACGGCTCCCGCGGCGGCCTGGGCATCACCGTCAGTTCTGACGACCCCTACATGCGGCTCGCGGGCCGCGCGTCCTGGTCCGCTGCGTGGACGCTCACGCTGTACTGGAGGAGATCGAGTTGAGCCAGAAGACACCGAACGGGCTCACGTACCCGGAGAGCAACGACCACACCCGCATCTGGGAGCACATGCAGACGCTGGCCCAGAACGTGGACCCGCAGCTGAACATGCCTCAGCGGGCGATCTTCACGGCCAGCGGCACGTGGACGAAGCCCAGCAACGCGAAGTGGGTCCGGGTCCAGGTCGTCGGCGCTGGCGGAGGCGGCGGCGGGACACCGACGAGCGCGGCCGGGCAGGCGGCCGTCGCGGGTGGAGGCGGAGGCGGTGGCTACGCCGAGAGCATCATCGCCGCGTCCAGCCTGGGCAGCACCGTCTCCGTCTCCGTCGGCATTGGCGGCGCCGGGGCGGCCGCCGGAGCGAATGCCGGAACCGCGGGCGGCTCCTCCGGCTTCGGGGGTACGGTGGCCGCCAGCGGAGGCGGAGGTGGCGGGGCCGGCACTTCCACGACCGGCAACCAGAGTGCTGCGGGCGGCGCGGCCGGTACGGGACTGGCCGGTGACCTTCAGATAGCCGGCGGCGACGGCGGCAACGGCATCGTCGTCTCCGGAATTCCCACCGCTCAGGCCTACGGCGGCACCGGATTCATGGGCAACCAGCGGCGCGGCCCCTCCGGCACCACGGTATCCGGCTCGGGCACCAGCGCCAGCGGTGGCTTCCGCTTCGGCGGTGGCGGCGGCGGGGCCCTCGCCGGCACCGACGCAGCCAGCGCGCAGGCGGGCGGCCAGGGCGGCGACGGCCTCGTCATCGTGACCACGTACTTCTGAACGACCGCACGATGGATTCCCAGCTCGCAGACGGCCAAGACCCGGCCCCGTTCACGACCGAGGTACGCGACTCGTCAATCGTCCAGCAGTGGGACGTGCCCTCCCGCACCTACCGCCGCTACGAGTGTGGCCAGCTGGTGGAAGAGAGGCCGTTCACCGATGCCGAGAACACGACCGCCGACCAGCAGATCGCCGACGAAGCACGCCGTGCCACGCAGGCCGAGCTCATGGAGCAGGCCCGCGCCGACCTCGCCACCGATCAGGCGTACCTCGACCTGGTGGCCGCGGGCACAGCCACCACCGATGATGCGGTCGCCCAGGTTGCGACGCTCACTCGGCAGGCCTTCGGCTTCATTCGGCTGACCGTCGGCGCCGACCTCCTCGACCAGGTCAACGACCCGCCGGCACCGCCGCCAAGCGATCCACCGCCCGACCCACCGCCTTCAGATCCGCCCCCTACCGACCCACCCCCGACCGGAGGCTGAGTTGACCGTCTACGTGTGCTCCCTGTCCGCATCGCCGGACCAGCTCATCCAGCCCCAGACGATGACGCTGCTGCGGTTCCCCTTCGAGGAAAACCAGATCGACAAGTGGTCCATGCACCAGCCGTCGCAGCCGGACGGGCTCACCGCGACGAGCAGCAGCTCCCGGGCAGGCCTGATCTGGCCGTCGAGCACAGGCTGGGGCAGCCTCACGGCCGAATTCACCTGGGAGGCCGGCGACTACACGGAGATCCGCGACCAGTTCGTGCGGGACCCGCTGAGCTTCACCGACGACCCGAACAACGCGACTGCTCTCGAGCACCGTGCCCTGTCGCCAGGCCTGCAGCTCTTCGCCAAGCAGCACGAGATCGCGGTGTATCCCGGGACGTCGCTCGGCGTGATGGTCTGGCACAACGACAAGGTCTCCAGGAAAGTGACCTACGCCCAGTTCAAGCTGTCCATCCACCCGTGGTGACCGCCCGCCACCGTGCAGTTGGCGGCCGCCGCTGGACCGGAGCCTGACGTGGCCTACACCCACCGCAGTGAGCCGCCGGCGGTGTGGTGCGACTGGTGGACCGAGGTGCACCAGCTCACCCCGGAAATCGCCTACGGCTGGGTGCCCGAACACCTGCGGGCCGACCCGGATGACCCCAACCCGTGGTTCTGGCACTGGTGCAGTCAGCAGGGCCGCTGGATGGCCCAGGCTGCGCCCGACCACACCCTCGTATCCGCACAGCCGCTGCACCTGGAGCCGTCGCTGCTGTGGCCCTGCTGTGGCACCCACGGCTTCGTCCGCGGCGGCGAGTGGATCCCCGCCTGACTCAGAGGAGCCGACATGGCCGACCCTGCCCGCCTCGCCCGGACCGCGTACGCCGCCTACGGGCAGACCACCGGCGGCCGCAACCACCTGGGCAAGCCCATGCCCGCCTGGGAGGACCTGGGCGAGCTCATCCAGCAGGCATGGATCGCCGCGGCGATCGCGGTCGCCCAGGCTGTCACCACCCCGCCCCGATCGGAGGACTCATGATCAAGGGCATCGACGTCTCCGACTTCCAGTCGGCCACCTTCGATGTGAGCGGCCTCGACTTCGTCTTCACGAAGATCACCGAGGGTTTGTCGTACGTCAACCCGAAGTGGGTGCAGCAGCGCAACTACGTCAAGGGCAAGGGCCTGGTGTGGGGGGCCTACCACTACCCGCACATGGGCAACGATCCGAAGGCCGAGGCCGACTACTTCCTGAAGCAGGTGGCGTGGGCGCCCGGAGACCTGGTCGTCCTCGACTGGGAGGGCTACGACAAGGCCAACGCCGGCGTCTCGGACGCCCGCAAGCTGGCGTACCGCGACGCCTGGCTGACGTACGTCAAGGCCGCACTGCCCGGCCACCGCGTCGGCATGTACTGCAACGTCAACTACTGGCAGCGCATCGACAAGACCGGCAACTGCGGTGACTTCCTGTGGATCGCCACCGGCGGCAAGTTGGCCGGCCAGCCCGGCATCAAGGCGCCATGGACCTTCCACCAGTACAGCGACGCCGACGGCCTCGACCGCGACGTCGCCAACTTCCCCACCCGAGCCGCGCTCGCCGACTGGGCCCGCGGCACGACCCCCCAGGAGGACACCATGGACCCCGTCGACGTGTGGGCCTACAAGGCCAAGACCACCCTCGCAGGCGGCAAGGAGACCGAGGACGCCTACGCGTACCTGCGCACCACCCGCGCCGCCGTGCAGACGCTGACGGCTCAGGTCGGTGCGCTCACCGCGGCCGTTGGCAAGATGGCCCAGGGCGGCGGCCTGGACGCCGGCGAGATCAAGGCGGCCGCCGAGGCGGGTGCACAGGCCGCACTGGAGAAGCTCGCCGACGCGCTGAAGGAGAGCTGACCCGTGAAGATCTCGAAGACGTGGAAGGCCGTCGCCGGCGGTGTCGCCGCGGGCGCGGCCTCGGCGGTCACAGCCGTACAGGACGGCAAGGTCACGACGGGGGAGATCCTCACGATCGTCCTCGCCGTGCTGGCGTCGTACGGGGTGACGTGGGCCGTGCCGAACCGGCAGGAGCAGCCGCCCGCTACCGAGCCGCCGCAGGCTCTGTGACCGGGTGACTGCCGTGACCGATGGGCCGTCGAATGGCGAGCTGGGGCGGCTCATCGGTGACGTCCGGGCGACGCTGGACTCCCGATTCGGCGAGCTGAACACGCGCCTGGACAAGATGGTCTCGCTGGATGTGTACACGATCCAGACGACCCATGTCGGCGAGCGCATCGCACAGCTGCAGACGGAGACTCAGCGCTGCATGGATGCGATCGCCAAGGTCGAAGACGACATCGAGGCGTACCAGCGGGAAGAGGCCAGGCGGAGGGACGCTGAGCGGCAAGCTCGCCTGTACCAGCTGATTGTGCCGGTGGCGATCTGCATCATTTCCAGCGTCATCGCGATCTGGGCGGTGGTGGCGAAGTGAGTGACGCCAAGCACGGCACGAGTAGCCGGCGGGAGCTGCATCTGCCGCGCGCTGAGGGGGTCATCGCGGGCCTGATCGTGGTCGTCGTCGCCGGGATCGCGTTCCTTGCGGTCCAGTTCGTCGGCTTGCATCAGGACCTGCAGACGGCGAACCAGGCCCGGGATGCCCTGGCCGCGCAGGTGCAGCGGCTGGGCGCTTCGCCGGTTGCGGGGCCGCCCGGCAGCCGCGGCGAGCCGGGCAAGAGCATCGTCGGCCCCAGCGGGCCACCCGGTGCCACGGGTCCGCCAGGACCGCGCGGGCCTGCCGGCTCGCCCGGGCGGACCGGTTCTGCCGGGCCCACCGGTGCGTCCGTGACGGGGGTCCCTGGCGCGGTGGGCCCGTCCGGGGCGGCCGGGAGCGCCGGGGCGGTCGGTCCGGCTGGGCCCCGGGGGCCGGCGGGGCCGCCCGGCCCCGCCGGTGCTGCAGGGCGGGACGGCAGGGATGGCGTAGACGGGAAGGACGGGCAGACCTGCCCGGACGGCTACAGCCTTCAGGCACCCTCGGATGACCCGGACGCCCTGGTGTGCCGCAGAGACAGC